TTATTGTGCAGCGGATTGTGCAAAAAGCGAGATGACGCGGCGTTCGCCGGTGAGAAGGTCGTGCGTAAGGCCAGCCTTCTGACGAGTAAGCTTCTTCAAATAAGCACCGTCACGTTCAACCTGTCTGTCAGTCGCATCCAGTAACTCAGCAACACGCTCTTGCTCGTCAACCTTCGGGACGACGATAAGCAGCTTACCGACTGTTGGTAGATTTAACCCAGCCTTTGCGCCTGATTCATTCAGTTTGTCGATCTGTGATCGACCGATAAACCCGTTAAGAAGGTGGCCAACGAATCGCGGATTAACCGCATCGCGGTCCAAACGCACCAATGCGATATGCTGATTAACGTAGGCTTCGCCGAAATCTGCTGGAATAACTCCGATGATTCCGAGATCAGCAGTTATCGATATAAGGAGGTCGCCTTCACAGACCGAGGTCCGTTTCCCCTCGGACAAACCTGGCACCTGAACAAAAACCAGGTCGTCAAGACGGAGGTTAATGTGCTCTCGGGTTAAATTCCCGATTCGGAGGAAAATAGCTCCCTCGCTACTGTAGTAGCGCGCCCACCCTCTTGAACCACTAGTAAGCTGCTTTGCAACTGCATTAAGCTGCTGCACCTCCCACTCCACCGGGATCCTTCCCAGCGGGGAATCCTTGAAGGCGTGGGTGGCTTCGGAGCGGATGTTGCCGTACTCGTCGATGCCATTGGTGAGCAGGTCCTGCATCAGGCCGGTTTTGATGCGCTGCTGCTTGGCGATCAGCGCCTCGGTTTGCTCGATGGCGCGGTCCATGCCTGCAATGACCTCAGCCACTACGTCCTGCTCATCACGGGAGAGCAGAGATAGCGTCAGATACGACAAGGCACTCTTATTTAACTCGACCTGGTTTGTGCTGCCAGAAAAGCAATACGTTTCCATCGCTGTCTGGACGGCCGGACTTTGGAGCAAAGCAGTCAAATAGCGCGGATTGACAACTGCAGTATTTGGTCTGGCGATTGTCACGTGTGAGTCAGCGAAAAAGCGATCCACCTCGCTCGGAGATTTCGCCCAAAGCCCAACCCGTCCTATCGTGCCGGTGCCGGTGCTATTGATACAGACATCCCCATTCTGAAGCACGGCAAATTCTTTAACAAAGGCCAACGGGTCATGTGCACGCGAATAAGCGGCATCAACGATTCCATTTCTAACGCATTTTTGATTGATCGCATGAATTGGCGATTCACCTTCGACGTAAGTTGGACTTTGCCCACGACCAAGACCGAGTAGGCATTCCCCAAAATCTCTGAGAGTGAGTGAAGGCGTCATTCCAAATACCCCAATCCCTTAAGGAACCCATTGAGAGCTTCCAAGGTCTCTCTGCGTGCGCGTTCAAGCTGGCGACTCGACACCTGGTACTTGTCCCACAGGTTAACGACGGTGCCGAGCAGCGCGCGTTTTTCAGCATTCAGATAGCGCAGCAGTTCTTCATTAGCGTTATCGTGAAGTTTTTTCAGGACCAGGCGTTTGGCGTCCGCCTCGCTCAACTGGCCGCCGATGGCAGCGAGCAGGCCGTCGACACGGGCGAGTCGCATCTCCAGCGCGGCGAGGTCCCTCTGCAGGGCAATAAGCTTTTTCTTCTGGTCCTTTACTTCAGGGTTCAAAGTCTGAATAACACCCTTGGCATGGGCGATAATCGTCCTGGTTTCAGCCTTTACCTCTTCTCCACCAATACGTTTTAGCTGCAGCTTCTGCTGCAGCTCGCCCTGCTTGATCTTGAATCGATCCTTGAATTCCTTGATGCGCTTTTCAACGGCGCTGATACCGTCGCGTAGGTTGTCGTACCGCTCGCGCTCCTTTCTTGCGGAGTCGGTTCTGGCATCGGCGAGGTCGTCAATCAGTGCCTTAAGATATTTCTTGATGACCGCAGCTGTGAGCTTGCCCTCGCCTTCTTCGCCTTCGGCCTCTTCCGGCTCGTAATTGGAGGCTTCGGCGGCGGCTTCGACTGCCTCGGCCAGCGCGCCCTGGGCCTCGTTGATATTGCCCTCCAATACCTCGATCTCGCTGGCCTCTTTTTGGAAGTACTCGGCGATGAGGTAGCTGTCCGGGATCAGGGTGTGGTGCCAGCCAGTGGAGACGACAGTCTTCAGGTCATAACGGATGACTTGCCACCAGTTAACGAATACGCCTGCGCTCTTGAATTCATCCAGCACACCCAGGGGCTGGAGTTTGTGCTTGAGCGTGGTGAGCAGTTCGCTGCGCACGTCGGGCAGCTTGCGCCCTTCCCTTAGTTGGGAGAAGTCGCCTCGTGCCACCTGCCACCATTGCTCCAGTGCGGCGTGATGCCCAGCGACCCTTGCTTGAAGGTTCTCGTCCGACTCCAGTATCGCCTTGATAGCAGGCTTGGTGTCCAACGCGGGACGGAAGGCCAGGTAGCCCGGGCGCAGAGGTTCGAACAGGGTGTCGGGTTGCACGCCAAACTTGTCGAACTCGGACCGTTTGGCTGCGACCTCGCTCTCGGGAATGCCGCCGATGAGGTGAGCCTGCAGGTCTTCCGGTTCAGGGGCGGGGGTGTTGTCCACGTAGCGGCGAATATTGAGGTTGTAGTCGTGCCGCTTGACGATCTCCTCCTTGTCCACCAGACGGCTGTATTTATCGATGGTCAGCTTGTGGGTGAAAACGTGGTCGATCTTCTCGATGTCTTCGGGCCGGAGCTTGTTCTGGTTCTTGCCCTCGGCGTATTCGCGATCGGCGTTGATGAACAGCACCTGGTTGCGTAGCGCGTCGGGCTTGCTTTTGTTGACCACAAGCACACAGGCGGGAATGCCGGTGCCGTAGAACAGGCCGGGCGGCAGGCTGATGATGGCCTCTAGATAATCGTCTTCGATCAGTAACTCGCGAATGAGTTTTTCCTTACCGCCGCGGAACAGCACGCCGTGGGGCATGACGGTGGCCATGTGCCCCTCGGGCTTAAGGCTGGCGATCATGTGCTGCATGAACATGAGGTCAGCCTTCTTGCCGGTTTCCGGACAGAACTCGCGGAAGCGGTTGGTGAAGCTCATAGTGGCGCGGCTGTAGTTCTGCGAGAACGGTGGGTTGGCGAGCACACAGTCGAACTTGCGCGGCTGGTTTTTCTCAAGAATCTGCGGGTCTTCCAGCGTATCCCCGTGTTCAATGGTGAAGCGGGTGATGTTGTGGAGAATCATGTTCATATTACAGATAGACCAGACCGTACCATTGGAGTCCTGGCCGTAGAGAGCGAGGTCATTCGGGTCCTGGCCCTGCTCTTCCACATACTGGTGCGCCTGAATAAGAAAGCCGCCGGAGCCGGCGGTGGGGTCGTATACGGTATTGCCGGCTTTGGGCTTAGTGAGCTGCACCAGCAGGCGCACCACCTCAGCGGGCGTATAGAACTCTCCGCCCTTCTTACCCGCGCTGTCGGCGAAATACTTAATCAGGTATTCGTAGGCAGCACCAAGCAGGTCGGGGAACTCGAAGTTGTCATTGACCAGCACGAACTGGGGCTGGTTGAAGTGATCGAGCAGGTCTTTCCACTTCTGATCAGGGATCTTGGTCTTACCCTTGACGGCGTTGAATTCGATGTTGTTCTTCAGCACCCCGGCCAGGGCGTCGTTCTCATCTTCGATCGCAGCAATGGCCTTGTTAAGCATGCTGCCTATGTCGTGCTTTAGGTGCTTAAGCGCCGGCACCTCGTTGCCCTCCTCGTCGAACCAGCTTTCATGCCAGCGGGCGCGAGGCGGCACGAAGAAGGTGTCGCCGTAGGAGGTCTTGTCATTGAGCAGCTCCTCCAGCACCGCGGGCTGGCCCATTAGGTGGACGTAGGTTGTATTACGCAACACCGCGCGCTTGCGGTCGAACTCGTCGGACAGGCGCTTGATGAACAGCATGCCGAAGATGAATTCCTTGAACTCACTGGCGTCCATCTTGCCGCGCAGGATGTCGGCGGCTTTGAAGAGGAAACCTTCGAGCTGGGAGAGGGTTATTTTTTCTTGTTTCATGAACAATTCACTTTCCTGGATTTTTGGCCGTGTTGTCTGCCCGGCTAGCGTTCAAAACGTCCATCGACTACTGCTTGATCCACATATCGATATCAGTGCCCGAGAAGCGCCATGTCCCGCCGACTTTAAAGGCCAAGCGATAGACCGTTCGCTTACCTACCTTCAGGTAGGCAGCCACATCGTCGAGGGTAAGTATTTCGCGAGTCTCTTCTTCCATCGTGCCCTATGCCGTCGTGGCGGCCCGCACCCGCTGTGATGGCAAGGATACTGCTAACTTGAGCATCTTTGTACGGATGAATCGTACGGCATGGGATCCAGCGCCGAACTAAGCGAGGTGTCGACTGCAGCATGAAAACTTACCCTTTGTAGCGGTCTACTAATCCCGGATACCGAGATGGTTGGTGCACAGCTAAGGTGCGATAACAAGACAACGTCGCACGTGTTCCAGAGTTCAAGCATGATGCAGCGTTGTTAGTTCTAGACCAGGGGCTACTCGGTCATCTAGGCGAGCAAGTCCTTTGGGGTTGGCCAATCAGCACTTCGTCGCTGGGTGGACCAATTACGAATCGCGCGCAACGGCGACCCTCCCGAGGGCAAAGCCTTGACCCCTGAACAGCAAAAGAACCAGGAGTTCGAAGCCCGTATTAACCGGCTTGATGGAAGCCTCAAGCATCGGTAGGGCAAAAAAGTCGCGCAAAATTCTAAAACGTGCGAAAACCTTCAGGCATAAAAAAATCCAATCACCGTTGAGTGACTGGATTTTTTAATGTTTGGTCGGGACGGAGTGATTCGAACACTCGACCCCTTGCACCCCATGCAGGCGTCTCACGCCAGCTAAGCCGTTGATTCTACGCAAAACAGGCCAGCTACGCCAGCGCCTTTTTCGGGAGTTTTGTGCGTTTCGCCATCTATGCGAATCAATGGTTTACGTTGGGGTTTTGCGCGAACCCGCCTCCCCTCGTGTCGCCAGGCACGTCTCCGGCTCGCCGAGATTCCACTTGGCGTGCTCCCGCCTCTGCTGGTTTAATGCTGTATATCCAGCCAGTACAAAAACAATCCTATGCATTTCCAGATCACCCGCATGCGCCTCCTCGGTAAACCGCTCGACAAGAAACAGCTACGCGACGCCGAGAGGATCACGGCGGACGTGCGCATTGAGCACCAAAGCAACATCGGCGACGGGGTGAAGATGGGCCGCGCATCGGTCATTGCTACGCTCAAGGGTGAGTGGCCGCTCCAAACGTCACCGTGGCCGGACCTCGTCGACGTCCAGCTTCATTCCATGGGGCCGCTCGGCATGACACTTACCGGAACCGAGTTCGTAGATGGAGTGGGCTACGCGCAGAGCTGGATTTGCCTACAGCGGTGACCTGAGCCACGTCGTGCTGAACAGTGTCCTATCCTCGAAGTAACAAACGAGGACCTTCCATGTGCGGACGCATCGCCCAGCACCGAGCTCTACAACAGTACATGCGCTACCTGGCCAGCCCGAAGCGGCTCGCCTCCCCTCCCAGCGATGCACCGATCGCGCGCTACAACGTGCCTCCGAGCACCCAAGTGCAGATCATCCACGAGCATGACGACCAACTGCATGTTGAGCCGGTCCGCTGGGGCTATGCCCCATTCTGGGCGAAGGGCAAGCGCCCGCCTCCCATCAACGCCAGGCTTGAGACAGCCGCGACGAGCAAGTTCTGGAAGGGAATATGGTGCACCGGCCGGTGCCTGGTGCCTGCGGACGGCTGGTTTGAATGGGTAAAGGATCCGAACGATCCGAAGAAGAAGCAGCCCTACTACATCCGCCACGCGAGCGATGCGCCCATGCTCATGGCTGCGATCGCACAGCTGCCAAAGGACGAGGACGACACAGGCGGCTTCGCTATCATCACAGCGGATAGCGACCAAGGCATGGTGGATATTCACGATCGCCGGCCGGTGGTGCTGCCGCCTGACGTAGCGCGGGAATGGCTGGAGCCGGGGCTGCTACCCGAGCGCGCCGAAGATCTGGCGCGACACCATGCCGAACCAGTCGAAGCCTTTGAGTGGTTTCCCGTCGATAAAGCGGTTGGGAACGTGCGCAACGAAGGCAGCCATCTGATCGAGCGAGAGATTTAACCAAAAGGGGAACGATATGACTGACAAACATCTGATGGAGCGCGCCGGCGCTGCCGCGGGATACGAAATACAGAACTGCGGTGACGGCACGTTGTGCAACATCACCCTGGACAAGGAAGGCTGGAACCCGCTGGAGGATCAGAGCGACGCTGAACGCCTTGATACCGATATGAAGATGGGCGCGAAGGACCTGGACACAGTTGCCGGGCGGCGAGCATTGGTTGAGGCTGCAGTGGATTGTTGCGTAAAGGAAGACTGAATCCCCGCCATAGCTATGAGTCCCGAAAGAGGGCCTCAAAAGGACCTAATTATGGCCTGCATATTTATTTGCTTAAGTAAACTACCGTTCGTCGGATTACCACAATAAAGGACAGAATGTCTGTGTAGTATTGGAGAAGCAAACGCAGCTGATAACATGGCTGGCAGTTGGTGCTACGATTCAACCGCACCTAAGCCAAGCCACTGGGCAAGGAGGTAACTATGGAAGAGTAAATAAAAAGCTTTCATGCGAAAGAGCGTTAGCGCGCAAATCCGCACGAAAGCTTGCGAAAGAACCGTCGGCTAGGACGATCTCTCGGTACAGCGATAAGCCTCTCTATACTGGGAAAAGATGACGACCCTGTCAACTTAAGGTTGAAACCGGCCGACGAACATCAACGTTCGTACAAAGGTTCAATAGGATGAAAATCTTATTCCTTACGGAAGTAGTTCAACTATTGATCAAGCTCGTCGAGCTATGGATCGTAGTTTATAACCTGCCCATGCCAATGCTTGGGTAGGCTGGTGGCCCGCTCAGGCGGGCTCCCTTTTACGACCCCTCCTACGGCACCGGAGGCTTCTTCTCCGCCCTCACCCACTCCTGCAATGCCCCCAACGTCACGGCGCACTCGTCGGCGTCTCCGGTGATGGCTGCAATACGTGCTGCATCCGCTGGGTGTATCTCGGCTCGAACTTCTTCATCATCCAAGCCGGCGGCTGGGCTGGTGGTGGGCAGGCTGTCGCAACGGGCTGGAGGGTTGATGCGGACTGACAGCCGCCGGCGAGCAGCATCGAGGTCAGCAACAAGCTGAGCGTTGGTCTGCGTGACATCGGTGTATTCCTTGAAGTGGTGTTGGTCGATGAGCTCGCGCTCCTGCTCGAGCTGGATCCGCTTGGCCTGCTCGGTCTGCAGCTGCCGCGCGCCGGCGCGGGCGATCTCGGCCAGGGTGTTGCTGTGCAGCGTTTCGGCATCGCTGTACTTCGCCTGCCAGCGATTGTCCTGCACAAACCACGCCCCGCCGGCACCCGCCGCGAGCAGGCTGGCCATGACGGCGGCGTACAGCAACAGCTTTGCGCGGGTGATCATGCGAGCGCACCCCCGCAGTTGCAGTAGATGGCGACCAGCTGGTTGTCCGGCCGGACCTCGGCAACGCGCTCTTCGCCATAGATGCCCAGCAGCCTGGCCAGCTTGTGCTCGCGCTGGCCGTACCCTGCCCCGGGCAGGCTGGCCCAGATGGGCGCCGCCTGGCGGATGGCTTCGACGATGCTGCCTTCGCGGATCAGCGGCAGCGCGCCGCACTCCTGCAACAGCTTGATCGCGGCCAGGTCCTGCGCCTCAGGAATGAAGCGCCCGCGAAACCCGTAGTTGCGCACGATCGCATCCCAGGTGCGCGACAGGAATTGATACCGCCCCGCCGCGGTGGACTTGATGCCCAGGTTCGGCAGCGGCACAAGCTTGCGCGGGTGGTCGCTGTAGTCGTCGAACAGCTCGCCGCCGACGATCACGTTGTAGCCGTCATCGCTGGCCAGAATGGTGCTGGTCCCCTCGCTCCATGCGAGCATGTCGAGGAAGGCGACCACGTTGATACCGCCAGCCTTGTCGGGCTTGATCACTGCCATGTGCTTTTCTCCAGGCAATAAAAAACCCCGCCGAAGCGGGGTTTCTTTGAAAGAGCGTTCTCAGCCGAAGGTTAGCTCAACCTTCGCGTTGGCCGGGTCAAGGGCATCGTGAATATTGACCATGGTGGCCGGTAAGATCATCCACTGGGGCTTTCCGAAAGTCTGCGGATAACCGATCCCATCTGGCTCATGCCAGCGGCAGGCCAGGCTGGGCTTGTCGCCGCCCTCCCAATATCCGGCAGCGATGGCAAAACCGCCTTTATTAAATAGGATGCGATCGACCTTAAATTTGCTGGTACTTCCGAGCATATAATCACCTCAAAATTGGAATTGTCGGTAGCGCTCGTCGGGTTCGTTGGCCACTGTGCCAACCTCGCCTCGGAGCAATATCAGTATGCCGTTGCGATTATGCAGATTGCAACGCTTCGCCCGCTCATGCCTTTGTGATTGGGTTCGCGGATTTGATGGCGCAGCAATGGCACACTACAGAAGTCGGGGACGATCAGCCCCGGCACTCCTTGTTGTATGCCGGGTTAGGCAGTACCGGCTTTTACGCCTTCCGATACAGTCACCGGATACGGCAACAGCCAGAGATCACGCGGGGTAATCCGGCGCTGATCGAATCGCAGGTCTAGTAGCCCGCCGCTTACCTTTGCCCATTGCACCAGCTCTGAGCAGAACCAGCGATCCGCATGGTTCCAGTCGCGCTGGGCAGCGATACCGAGCAGGCCGAGCCAGTCGTAACCCTTGCCGAGCTCTTCCCGCGCAGCAGCGTATGCCGCCGCTTCGTCCGGCACTGGCACGTCCTGAATTACCCATCTGCCGTAGCGAGTGAATTTCTCGACCGGCGTCTCGACCACGCCGTGTTTGGCCGATGCTTCGATTACGGTCTTGTCGTCTTCCATGATCACGCCGCAGTGGCTCCACTCGCTCATGAGCGCGGTACGCAGCGCCCAAGAAGATAGGTGTGGGCCGGTTGAAAAGACTATCTTCATAGCATCGCTTCCTGAAGGTCCGCCGCGGCGGTGTTCATCACGGTCTGCTGGATCGCGTGCAGCTCCAGTAGAACCTCCTCCGTCAACTCGAAATCTAGTCCGGGGTTGCCGCCAGCCTTGATCTGGTCCTCATACTTCTGCCGGCGCCCAGTGAGAAACGCGCTCATCACCTTGAACTGCCGGGACTTGATCAGCGTACGCCGGACGTACTCCTCCTTGTCGATACCCCGCTCTTTCGCAGCCCGGTCGATCCACGGCGTCTCGGCGTTGCCTGGGCTGGCCAGCCACGTCTTGGTTTCGGTGTCCTGTGTAGGCCACGTGTCCTTTTCGAGCTGCGGGTAGTCGCCGGTAAGCGCGTCGGTCGCGGCGTTGTACGCGGCGTTGTTGCGCTGCAGGCGCTCCGTGATCGTCGGCTCCGGCGCAGACAAAGGCGTGTTGCCCTGCGCGACCCATGTCTGAAATTCGACCCAGTCCCGGTTACCTTCAGTCTCGGGGATGCACGCGTTATCGCGGAGTCGCACGATCCCATACTTCGATTGCTGGTACATGACTACACCTCCGCGTCCGCAGTCCAGAACTCGGCGAACGCTCCCTGACTCTGCCCCGCTGCTGTCGAGTCCCTGACGGTGAGGAACCCTTGGGTATTTATCGCCGTAGCGAAAGGGGTCGCACTGAGGTTCAGTGGGTTGCCGTCGTTGGTCTGAATGACCGTAGGCGCAGCACGCTTGGTAATCCTGAACGGAACCTGAAATGCGATGTTATGCGATACGCCGACCAGCCCGTTCCACTGGAACCGAGCCGTCTCGTAGTACCGCTGGCACAGCGTCAGCTCCAGCCCGATTGGGCGGCTCTCGAACTGAGTTGCCACTGCGCTAGCCTCGATCTGAACATCGGCCAGCTCCACCGTGAACGTCTCCCCGTTAGTGGCCAGCCAGCCCGCTGCCAGATAGTCCGTCCCGCTGGTGCCGACCACTTGCCCTGCTATCGACGGGATGTCGACCACGACCGAGACGCGCTGCCAGTTGCTAGTCAGCGTAACCGGCATGGGCTTGGTTACGGTTACGTCCGCTGACGGAGCCAGCGGCAACGGCTTGAGTATCGTCCCCTCCGTCTCACCCGTACCGAAGTGCTGCACGAAGTAGAGCTGGAGCGTCGGAGTACCCGCCGTTACGCGGATGTCGAAGCTGAACACTGCCTGCTGCCCGGCCAGCGTACTTACGTTCTCGATGGTCTGGCGCAGCTGCGGCGGTACAGCGCCCGACCCCGCGGCTGTCTGCTGCCAGCTATAGGCAAACCGCCCGGGCGAACGCACTATTCGGCTTATTGTGCCGCTGCCGGCGTCGCTGCCGAACCACTGCTTCCAGCGATCCGCGAGGAAGTGGTTGGTGCCCTGCCCCACGGTTAGCGACGTGCCGCGCTGCCATACCCGGAAGTCGCCGTTGATCAGCTTGTTGCGGTACGTAGGCTTGGTATTGAGCTCGTACGACACCAGCGTGCCGAGGCCGTTGGTGACGTAAATATCGAACCCGGTACCTACGCGAACGTAGTACACCGAATCCGCTTCCAGCTCAGCAGGCAGAGACGAGACGACCTTGTGGTGCTTGATGCGTGCCATGGTGCCGCCTCACCAGCCGTTGGTCGCCCACACCGAGGACACGTTGGTGCCGTTGAGCGTCAGCCCGTCCGTATTCGTCCCCAGCGCGTCCAGTGTCGTCTTGTTCGCGTGCGTGTGCGACGCGCTCACTGCCGAGTCGATCTGCGCTGGCGACGAGCTCGGCCCATCATTGATGTTCGCCCATGTCACCACGACGTCCATCGACTCGTACTCGGCAATCTTGATCCACGTGGCACTGCTCTGCCGCCACGCGTAGGTCGCCGACCCCACACTCACCGTGGCATCGGCCGAGGCGTCGATCACCAGCACCAGCTTGTTGGTGGTCGGCGCCAGTGCGTCACGCGCGGCGATGTCGGGAACGATCTCCATCTCGCTCTGCATGCCCGATTCGAAGTCGGCCAGTGCCTGATCAATCAACGCGTTGATCATCGCGGTGTTACCCACCGAGCGCGCCACGCCTGCACTGTTGGTGATGTAGCTCTCAGCGAACGTGCCGTTCTCAACGTAGTAGAACGCGTTGGCTTCCAGTGTTGCGGGAAGGGTCGTTACCTTGTGAAATTTTACCAATGCCATGTGTTTACCACTCCGTTGTTAGCCAAACCGCTGCGCCATCGCCGCTGATGACAGTCATGAATTGTTCCCAGGTACCGCCAGGGTTGCGCTTCAACCACTCATCGAACGCACCGATGCCTGGCGGGCCTTGCTCGCCGGCAGTCACCAGCATCACGTCCGGCTCGGCCTCGACGACCACGGCATGCTCGACCGACTCGACCAGCGAGGCGGATTCGCTCTCGGTCGTGACGGCGGTCACGATGGGCACTTCGCGCACGGTGCAGGGGGCGTCCATCTCAACGCTCCCCAAGGGTGATAGCGCCCTCCCAGTACCGGTGTTCGGTGCCGTCCGGGTAGCGCACTTCGAGCCAGTAGCGCACTGGTGTGGATGGAATCAGCACATCCGCACCGATCACGCGCTCGATGGTGCCGGGGCCTGAGATGCTCAGGCCGCTGTCGTTGTCCAGCGTCAGCACCGTGTTGCCGACCTTGTCGAGTACCTGCATCTCCAGCGTGCAGCCGGTCAGGTCGACCGGAGGCTGGTAGCGCAGCTCGCCACCGGACGGGTTGCGCCCGGTCGCGCTGATCCGGTTGATCTCCAGCGTGTTGGCGTCGATCACGTGCACGCGGTGCGGCAGTTCCCGCAAGGCCTCGCGGTTGAGTTCGGGCATGTGCTGCACGCCGGATAGCCAGGCGTGCCAGGTGTCTGTGGTGATGCCGTGGGCGGGAATAGTCAGGCGCACCGGGGCGCTCGCCTCAATGGCTGTCACCGGCTTGTAGGTCCAGGTGGGCTGCATGACGCGAAGCAGCTCCCGGTGAGTCGTGCCCGGAATCAGGCGCAGGGGTACGTTGGCCGGCTGCATGGGCGGCTATCTCCGATGAGGTGTCTATGGAAGCTGATGCTTAAACGATGGGTACAGGGCTAGTTTCGGGTTCGGAGTCGGCCAGAATCCGGGCGCTGCAGTAAATGTTCTGCGCCGGGTCGCCGGTAGAGATGGCTAGATCAAAGAAGACGTAATCTCCCGGCCCCAATGTGATGGTGATCAACGATTGCGATTGCGTAACCGTGAGCGAGGTCAACCGATTGTCCAGCCACGCGCCTGGCCCGGACTGAGAATGCCCACCGGGCACGTTGGAGAAATCGACCTCCAGGGTCAGGGAGTCGGCGGACTCGACGATAAACGGAATGACTACATCGCTGAACGCTTTCAGCGCAGGGAGGACCAACCGCTGAACCGGGTTCGTGGCGCCGCTGACATATACATCGACTGCATGGTGCGGCAGTACTTGGACCGGCAACGGCGCGTCAGCGTCTATTGCGATGACCTGAAACGGCGCAAAGCTCTGCCGGTCGATGCGCTGCCAGTCATAGACATGACCGGTGCCGGAAGCGCGGTATATGAACGGCAGACCCTCCTCAACAGCTGCGATCCATTCCGCGCCCACCTTGTCGGGTGCAGAGCTCGGCGGCACAGGCGCGACGATAGGCGTCGAGGCAACTTCGGCCAGCCCGCCCGCCGTGATCGAGCACATGACGAGCGCGCCGGACCCCCACGCACGCGCCGCTGTGCCCTCTAGCCCGCGTTGAATGGCCAGGCCGTCGCTGACCCGAACGATCTCCACAGCGGTGCGCTGGGTGGCGTCGAGGTTGTCGGTCAGGGTCAGCAGGTATTCGCCGCCGCTGGCAAGGTCGAGCCGGGCGGCATCAGCCGCAGCCAGCGGCAGAACCGTACCCGCAGCGTCGAGCGGACCGTTCAGGCTGACCTGAAAGTCGTTGATGAATCTGAGCATGGGTTCGCCTCGTGAGTGTTACTGCCAGCCAATCAGTGTGCGGCCGGGGGTGTCCGCCTGCCGCGCCACTTGGCCTGTGATGGGGTTGTAGATGCAGGTTTCAGATGCACCCTCGACCGTCTCGACGACGGCGCCGGCTTTGCCCGCCGGCGTCAGTACAGCGCTCAGCCACCAGGGTGCGCCAGTCTGAAAGCCCAGCCCGCCGCCGACGAGTGCGGCAGTCTTGTTGCTGCGCGTTGATGCCGGGCGCAAGGTGAGTTGCTGGCCTGAGAAAATGTCCAACGGTGCCCATAGCCGACCAGAGGGCAAAGCTGAAGGCGCGTCGATGCCGGGCTGCACCGGGTAGCCCTGCACGATCGGACCCTCTTCATAGGTCTCCTCATATGAGGCCGGCGTGCCAAGTATCCGCTCCTCTCTAACGAACGTGAGCGTGCCCACGTCGTATACGCCGGGCCCGCCAGGCCCATCCTCTAGAAAGGTTTGGTCGACGTTGCGGTCGTAATCTTCGGTCCGCTCATATTCCAGGCTGACCGATGCAAGACTAGTCCGCAGCGTCACTTCCAGCCCTACCCGCCTGTAGTTGTCGAGGCGCCAGTGTTTGCGCTCGTACTTCTCATCGCTGGCGTTCCATTTGCTGGAATACGACCCGGCCAGGCTGACGGTGTGCTCCTCGAAGAACGTGTAATCCGCCCGCACCATTTCAATGCTGTCATCGGCGCGGAACCAGGCACTCATAATCCGCCCGTTGCGGGCGAGGCTTTGACTGTACTGCCCGTTGGAGATCGCGCCGGCAGACGGTGTCGGGTTGATGGCTGTCGTGCTGCTGTAGGTGCGTACCACTTCTAGCCCAGCCTGATCAATGGTGAGCTGAGACAGACGGGCATCGACGAACCGTTCTACGGCAAGGCTGCCGATACACTCCTGCAGACCGGCGACGACTTCCGTCTGCCACGTCCACGCACCGTCGGGCTGGAGCGTGAACTCCACGGTCAGAATCGCGACGAAAAAGACGTAGGTACGGGATCCGTTCAGCCTTGACGTGACCAGTCCCAGCAATCGCTTACGCCCGTCCGCTGAGCGGTCCAGCTCGCGCAAGGTGCCGTCCATAGGGTTCAACGTGAATTCAGCCCTGCTGTACGGATCAGACAGCGTGACCGATGACATGCTCAGCGCAAGCACCCCGAGCTTGGTTTCATCCAGGTTACTGGGGCCCGTACTCTTCCAAACCTGAATTCCATCGGTGCCGCGACGGAAGAACAGATTCACCGTGCCCTGCCCTTTGTGCGTCAGACCGCTATTGCTCGGCAGAATCCGGCGCGCCATCGACTCGGCGCCCACATCGTGCAGATATTGCGAGAACGGCGGGTCTTCCCGACCCAGATCCCACAATGAGCCGTCCAACGCTGCCACATACGCATTGTTTATTGGCATCACGGACGGGTTAATTGTCGGCGGGACGGGCCGCGGCAGACGCGGTCGCCCGCCGCTCGGCTGCAGCCAGTTTGTGCCGGATTCGGCATAGACCAGTCCATGCCACGGATATGGGTCAAGCAGCTCAGGCTCGCCAGGGCCTACCCATTCTGTCGGATTGCTCATGTCGCTGGCTGCGTCCCTGTGTAATTGAACACGACCTCACGCCCTTCCGCGTCCTCGAAGGTGATCGACGCCACCCGCTTGACGCGCCAGTAACCGAACCCGTCGACCGACTCGACCCATACGGGGTCGGCGGCGTAGGTGCGCGCCGTCTCGGTCAGGGGGCTGGCAATGCCGCTGCCGGTTGGCTGAGAACCTGTGCCCGGCTGCAGATTATGTTCCGCGTAGCCGCGACCGGGCGGGATGTGGCCCCGCGGCTCTTCCCGCCTTAGCGTCGGCTGGGGTGGCTCAGGGGTGAGGCTGGACAGATCACGGACCAGCCCTTGCTCAAGCCGCTTCTGCCGGGCGTTCAGATTCCCCCGAATCCGCCCTTCCCGCTCAGCCAGCTTCTGCCGGTTGCGGTCGGTACGCTCCTGCATATCAAATCTCCAGCGTGTCGGTTGGCGGCGCGATGCGGTAGGTCATGGCGCGCTCTGCCTGAATCTCGTCTCGCCACTGCTCGGGAATTTCTGGTGTGTTGATCATCATGCGGCGCGGGTAGCGCAGGGCTGGATCGCCGTTGCCGATGGAGTAGGAGCCAGCAAAGCCGGGCAGCTCTTCGTCATACAACGGGCTGTCGCTGCGCAGCCCGATCTGCGTCGGCAGCGCGCCGGGCACGCTCGGGCCGGTCACATCGAAGAACGACGGCGCGGGCGGCATGACCAGCGCGTCCGATGTAGCCGAACCCGGGCTGACCGAGAGGCCGATGGTCAGGATGGCCGCGCCGGATTCGATGTCGATCTCGTCGACCAGCGTCGTGACCATGCCTGTCGCGGTCGCGCCCTGATCGTTCAGGCGCAGCTTCTGGCCGATGTCCACGCCCAGCGCATGGGCCAGCGGCACCTGCCAGCTCACAAGGTTCTGCCGTTGCGCGGCGAGCAGCTGTGCCCGACCGCGAGCCAGCGCGCAATCCATGGCTGCCTGCAGGCGGGCCGAGTCACGCTGCGGAACGTCGACCGGTACGTCAGTCGGGTTCTCGTCGATCTGCGAGGCGCGGCCCGCTTCCCATAGGCGATCCGCATCAGTGTCGGTATCGAGCACCACGCGCTCGCGCTTGATGACCTCACCCACTGCCGCCACGGCATCAGCCACTTCCAGCCGAATGCGGTACTGCTCGACGGCGCGCTGGCTCCAGCGGATAGACGCGGTCCAGTCGGCGGCAAGCAGCAGGTCGGTATTCTTGTTGTACCAGGGCTGCGGCAGATCCGGCAGGTCGCCGGGCAGGCGGAACCAGGTCGGCGCCGTCAGATACCAGCCCGCCGACTCGGTCGCCTCGACGATCATCGCAATGTCGGGCAGCTCGGTTGAGTTGGAGCGCCACGCGGTGAAGCCGTCAATGCTGCGGTTGCCGCCGATGCCGGGATGCTCCCAGCTGTAACGCTGATTGCGCTGGCGGTATCGGGTGAAGCGGTAGTCCAGCTCCAGCTCGATGACGTTGGTGGTCTCGCTCAGCGAGGCCAGGCCAATATCGATGGACTCGTGAATGGTCGAGCCGGGCTTGAACTCATAGGCCACAGCAGCACTGTGCCAGTCGGTAATGCGCGGCGCGCCGTAGCGGTCCGCGTTGAGGCTGGCAGCGCGGGTGCTCAGTCGCTCCTGCGCATAGTCCCAGCGGGACCGGCCTTCGACCGGCTCGAATACATCCTCGGACCAGAGCCCGCCAACGAACGTGTCGACAGCAGCGATTTCCATCGCCTCGACGCCATCCTGCAGGCGGGTCGTTGCCTCACATGACAGGACGCGGCTCAAGACATTGAACTCAGGTTGCACCAGATAGCCAGTGAAGCGCCGATCGATCACAGCCGGATCGCCCGCGACGATGAAGTCGATCACTACTGGCAGGCCGGTGTAGGCAATCACGTTGACCGGTTCCAGCCCCAGCCACAGGGCAAAGGTCGCTACGCTGTCGCCATCCTCGGAGCGGTCGACCTTGATACCGCCTGTGAGAATGTCGCTCACGTCCGTGCCGCCGACCGATACCGCGACTGTCCAGGCGAAGCTGCCGCCCGGCGCGAGCTCGACAGGATCAGGACCGGTTGTCGATGTCGTTGCCAGGCTGTTGAGCGGCCCGCTGTTGAGCGGTTGACTGTTCAGCATGGATCAGACCTCGCGGCAGGTGATCTGCCAATCGACGGCGCCGCCTGCATAGCCTTCGTCTGGCGGCGTGCAGAGTACGGTGAATTGCGGGAACCATGCCACGGTGTAGAGCGTGGCACCTGTAACCGGTGTCACAGTCGCGGCGCGGCCCGTCGCGGTCACAGACGCATTCACCCAGCGACCACCAACCAGAGCCTGTGCGGTTACAGCCTCGTCCGGGCGCGGGTCAGCGGTCAGGGTAAACGCCGTGCCGGCGCCACTCAGGCGCAGCGGTGACGGGCTCAGCAGTACATGCTCAGCATCCCAATCCAGCGCATCCAGCCCGGTCGCCATCCAGCCGGTTCCGGTAATGGTGATGACCCGCTTGGAGAAGTGGCGCATGGCAATCGGCTTACCGCCGCTGAGCGTCACATCCGTCCGCCCGCCTGCATCGCTATACCGAACGTCAGGCGCACCGCTATACAGCGTGACCGGAATCCCTCCGAGTACCAGTTGAGTCATGGTGTTACCTGCGCTTGAGTTTGGCCGAGCGAACGACGCGGGCCAGGTCTTCGATCGTTCCGGAATCGCCGTTTAGGCTGAACGTCTGGCCTTCTAGGCTGAGGTTTAGAGGCGTACCGCTGGACGCTGGCTGGATGTTGCCGACCAGGCCACCGTCGGCGAACTTGGGCAGGCGCATGCCGTTGATCTGATCCAGGAGGTTAACCCCGTACTTCCGAACAGCGGCGGCCTTGATCATGTATTCGCCATTGGAAGCGCGGATCAGCATGCTGTCGCTGGTACCGGTGCCAGGGCCGCGGATCGAACCGCCTGTAGCGAAGCCGGGAATATCCGACCCCGTAGAACCACTCGCGCCAGCAATCTCCGCACGAATCGAGATCGGCTTACCCAGCTTCTTCCGCAGCTCTTCCATCTGGTTGATGAGGTTCTGCTTTTCCGATTCCGGCAGCTCGATCTTGATGTCGATCTTTTCAAGCTCAGTGATTTTCGCCTGCAGCGACTCCATCTGACTTTTGATGCCCTCGATCTTCTTGTCGGCATTCGACTGTTCGATGGCGTTGGCTCCCAGCTCTATACGCTGCAGCTCCTTCGCGAACCCCTCGAAGCCGTAGGTGTTCTCGCCGGCATCAGATAGCTGCTCGAGGATTTTCAGCGCTGCCTGAGCCTGCTTCTGTGCGGTCTCGATGTCGCCGCGCTGCAACGCTTGCCGGGCGCTTAGCTTGAGGTCCTGCGCTTGCGAGTAAGATGGACCGCCAGCGCCGGCACCATTGAACTTGGCGATTGCCTCGGCATAGCGACTCTCGATCGCCAGGCGCTCCTCTCGCAGCTTGGCAATGTCGCGCTGAGCGGACTTCTCGTCGCTGACCAGCTCGCGTAACGCGGCCTTCGCATCGCGCACCAAGTTCTTGTACGAATCGGACATCGCCTGGTGGGCGCGCTCGGCATTCTCGACCATGCTTTCGTTGAGTTCACGCAGATCTCCAGACGCCTGAGCGGCTCCGGCCCCAACCTCGGCGTAGGTGCCGTCCCACAATTTGCGGATCCGCTCCGACGAGCTCGCCAGCGCTTCCTCGTTGTCAGCGACGACGTTTCGCAATACGTCTGCTGCGGCAGAAAACTCGCCTTGCGCAGCCAGTGCTGCTGCTGCGGCCGCCCCGCCGATTGCGCGCCCGACCATGCCGAATGCGGTCGCTACGCCGATGGCGATGCTCGCGAGCAACTTCAGTCCTGCACCCAGCGCATCCGCAACCGAGCGGGCGTTATCGCCGTCCTCGGACAGGTCGATCATCAGCCCAGAGAGTTCGTTCAAGGTGGGCAGTACTTCGCCGGCGATGGTGTTCGCAGCACCGCGGGAAACGCCACCGAGCACAGACAGATTGTCGTTGAACTCCTCGGACGCTTTCGCCTGCTCATCGCTGATTACCAACCCAAGCCGCTCGGCCTGGTCGGTCAGTGCTTTGATACCTTCAGCGCCACCGTTGAGTAGCGGAATCATCTTGCCGCCGAGGTTGCGACCGAACAGCTCGGCTGCCAGCGCGGACTTCTCAATGCCGTCAGGCATGCTCTGGAAGCGGTCGGCGATTACACCGAGAATCGCCTCGCTCGAGCGCAGGTTCCCTTCCGCATCCTTGATCGAGATGCCCATGCTGCGAAACAGCGTGGCTTGTCGATCGCTACCTTCTGCGGCTTGCTGTACCACTTGGCTCAGCCGGCTCATCGAGTTGGTGAGCTGCTGCGCATTCAGACCGCTCTGCCCGGCAGCGAAACTCAGCCCGGTAAACGCCTCAGTGGTCAGGCCTGCCGCCTGAGCAAGCTTACGCGACTCGTCGGCAGCGTTGATGCTCTCCTTCACCCAAGCGCTGACGACACCAACCGATAGCGCGCCAGCGATCGCAGCCCCGGCTTTCTTTGCAGCCGAGTCGAGATTCAGCAGCTGCTTGTTCGCGTCGGTGAACGCCCGGCCGGCCTTGTTGATGCCCTCGATGATGATCTGCGTCTTAGTTGTCATCGAGTTGCCTCATCAGCTTTTGAAAGTCTTCTTTCTTGGATTGAGCCGCGCGCGCAGCAACCATCATGTCGCGGAGCCGCTCACGGTCGTCGACGCCGGACTCGGCGGCGAAAAGCTCGATCTGGTCGAGGGTGTAATCCTGAACGTCCTGCCAGCGGTGCCCGTGGGCAATCAGTCGCTGGACGACTCGGCCCCAGCCAGCACACTTGCCGCGCTGACCAGGGCTTGCTCGAAAAAACCCTTGTTCACACGGATCACCTCGAACATCAGCTGCACCACCACGACGGCAGGCAGCCGCCGGATCCGCCATTTCGAAAGGCTGGTTGCCGGGCCAAGCACATCAAGCAGCACGCCGGATTTGGTCGCGTACACGTACAGCTGTTCGGTGGTCTGGCTGGCTGCCATGGCGATCGCGTTGCCCGCAGCCCTGCCGAACCGCTCGAAGTCGCGAAAGCGCACCGGCTTCACCTCTACCTTTCGGCCAGCGACATCCACGAACTGGCGTTCGGGAAACAAAACCTTGTGTGACATGTGCCAATCTCCAGGCGTAAAAAACCCGCCGGAGCGGGTTTCAGTGTTCCGGTCATCGCCCGGAATCAGATGTAGCAGCGCGCTATCTCTCAGTCCACGTCCTGAATCTGCATGTACTGGCTCAGGCCGGTACCGATCTTGGTCGCGTCCTTCTCTGCTTTGCCACTGAAGGGCATCTCGCCGAAACTGTCCCCGATCACGCCCAGGCTCGACGGACTGTGGCTGATCTTGTACACCTCGATGATCTGCGGCTTACCGGTGCGCGCCTCGTTCAAGCCCTTGAACACCATGCGGAATTTCTTGTTGCTGGCGGTCAGCGCCTGGATGTCTGCGTGCGGTGGGTAGGCGTAATCGATGGTGATGGCCGCAGCGTCAGCGATGTTGCCGCCTTCAACGATCTCGATACCCGCCTCGTTGACGATGTAGTCGGTGTCGAGCTCGTAGGTGGTATCGCCCGCCTGATTCTTGACCACGACCGTGGACGGGCTCGGGAACGCGGTTTTCACCAGCGCGCCTTTGTAGGCGGTGTGAGCCTCCCCTTCGACAGTGCCGGCCGCCTTGTCAGTGACAGTGGCATACAGCGCCCGGGCAATGTTTGCCTTGTTGAAGTGGTGAGCGGTATAGGCAATGTTCACGGCCACGATGCGGTTGATGCTCGCGTCGGTACCGCCGCCAGGCGTGGAGTAATCGGGAAGCGTGATTTCCTGCGGCTCGGCCTCGTACGTGAGCGAGGAGCAGTTGCCGATGTAGATCAGCTTTTCCGGGGTGGCGATGTCGGCAAGGTAAATCTTGCCGCTGCCGATGAAGGCGCCGCGTGAATCCATGGTGGGTTTCCTCTAGCAAAAAAAGAACCCGCAGGTGCGGGCTTCGTGTCGGTCAGGTTTCAGTCCTGACCACTGCGTGCAAATAAACGGGTACCAGTACGCTTGCGGCAGGCTCGCCAGCGCCAGGCGGGAATTGCTCCGCCGGGCCGAGAGAAAGACCGCACACGCCCGGCGGGGCCCAGCGAATGTGGGCGCCGATGACAGGCCCCACACAGCGCAGGATATCTAGCTCGAGGTCGTCCAGCGCATCCTCGTAATCGTCGACGCCCGCCTGCACGGCGCCGATGATGTTGAAGCCGCAGAACGTCTTGATCACCCCCGCGCCCGGCTCCGGGTCCAAACCTTTCGCCTTGCTGACGACGATCAACGGAAGGGCCGTTTTGCTTGAAGCCAGCACTTCGTTTAACCAGCCGGAGCGCACGTTGGTGCCGGCGTCAGTCCGGTACCCGTTTGCTACGGTGATCATCTCTAGCCTGGCAATCAGCGCCTTACGCGCCTCGGACAGAATGTTCATCGCTGCTCCATGCAGGCTGCAGTGATCCACTGCCCGTCGTTGGCGATTTCGTCCTCGACGATGAAGCGCTCGCCGTCGAGGATGAAAAGGCCGCCACGGTCCACCGCCCCAAGACTCGACACAGGCCAGGTGATCGCCACGGTGCTGGCTCGAAACACGCCTTCGGCGCCTTCCAGGCTGACACCGCGATCGATCTGGAGCGGGATGTTGCTGACGAGAATGGACTGGTGCTGATAGCTGCCCAGCGCATCGGCCAGCCGGGCAGCGGCCACGCTGTTCAGGCGCCCCACCGCCCGACTGAACCTGCTGCTCATCAGTTGATCAACAGCAGGTCAGCAGTGCCGCTAGCGGTTGCGGTGGCGAGCTTGCCGCAGGCAACAGCCTCAGCCGTAGCAGCCGCGACCACTTCGCCATCCAGCAAACCAACCGCCGCGCCGGCAGTGAGGCCCGCAGCAGCCGGCACGTTCCATACGCCGCCGGTGTGCCCTTCAAAGGGCTCACCTTCTGCCGCAGTGGAAGCCGCGACGACAACCAGCGCGCCGATGGCATACAGCCCACCCGATACCACGCCGCCCGCAGGGGCGGTGAAGGACAGCACGCGGCCGTCCTGAACGTAATTCTTAGCCATGAGATCGTTCTCCGATTGGCGAAAAAGAAACCCCGCCGAGGCGGGGCGTTGCGGGCCTTAGTTGCCGGCCAGCTTGACCATGGTGCGCCAGGACAGCGGCGCCACACCGGCGTCGATGCGGACCTTGAAGGCCGCGCCGTCGACGGTGAAACCCTGCTGCTGCTCTAGGTACGGACGGTCGTTGCCATCCAGATACGCAACCTCGATGGTGTCGTACATGGATGCACTGGCGGTCATGTAGCTGGTGGTCTTCGATGCGTCGTCGAGACGCGGATCGGAGATCACCTCAACCAGTCCGCGGATCGGGTTCGGCACGCGAGCATCAGCCAGAGCCGGATCGAACTCGGCAGCGAGCAGCGCCTTGGCAGTCGACTCCAGCGCCACCGGCGTGAGCAGGTAAGCCGGGCGAATGTTCAGGGCGGCTTTCCCGTCCTTCTGCAGACGCATCGCGCTCTTGGCCTCGTCGATACGGCCGACCGACAGCGAACCGGCGGCGAGCTGGTTCTTGTGGTCGTTGTGGAACAGCGCCTTGCCGTCGGACATGGCCGGGTTGCTGGTGAGCACCGCGTACACCAGATCCGCAACAGTGCGAATGGCAGCGCGGCCCATCATCTGCGGTACGCGGGTCATGGCGGACAGGTCGTCGTTGATCACGGCCTGGCGGGTGATGCTGAACAGCTTGCCGTAGGTGGCCAGCATGATCTGCTCGCCGCGATCGCCCACGGTGCCGTACTTGTACTCGGCGCCCTCGGCAACCTTGTCCAGATTGGGAAAGCTGGTCAGGTCAACGCGCTGAGCCGGACGGAAGTCGGTCAGCGTGCCCTTCCCTGTCCATTGCTGGAAGGTCTCGCCCGCCTCTTCCAAACCCTTGAGCATCGACTTGCGGGCTACGTCTGCCAGCAGCGTGCCGAAGTCGCTCGAGCTGTGAGTGAACGCCATACCCACGATGCCGTTACGGTCCATGCCGGCGATGCCGACGCCGCGATGACTCAGGGAAGCGCGAGCCAGCTCCATCAGGCTCATGCCTGCGAAATAGTTACCGGACTCAACCGCGACCAGCCCCACGCGAGACTCGACAGCGTTGCGTACCGAGTCGCCAACTAGGTTGCCGTTGCCGGCGTGGATGATGACGTTCGGATTGGTAGCCGCGGCGCTCGGCGTGGTGGACTCGCCCAGCTTGGCCAGGAGCTTGTCCTTGGCTTGCTCGGCGGTGACGTTCATGTCCAGCAGGCACTCGTTGAGCAGTGCCGAGTGGCCTTCGCTGAAGCCACCGAACGCAGCACGAATGCCAGCGCGGCGCGCTTCTTCCCGGGCCTGCATCTGAGCGCGGATGTCCGCCTCGGATACGGCAGGCTGTGCCGGGGGTTGAGTGGCAGCAACCGGAGCGGTCGCGATCGGTTCAGCAGTAACGGGCGCTTGGGGACCTTGCGCGCGCGGCTGCATCAGGGCTTTCAGTGCTTCGGGCATGTGGTCAAACTCCTGCATGCGTTTTGATTTGAGCTGAGCTGCAGCTGCGAGCGGCTCGGTGAGTTGGTCGGCAAAGCCGGCCTCTACGGCCTCGCGGCCAGTCATCCAGGTCTCGCCCTTGAGCAAGGCCTTGATGTCTTCTTCTGATTGCCCGGTCTTGCTGACGTAGGCCTGCACCAGCGTGCCCTCGACCTTGTCCAGCAATTCGGCATAACGGCGCATGTCGTCGGCGTCGCCGCCCTGAATGCCCCAAGGTTTGTGCACCATCATCATGGCGTTCTCGGGCATGTAGATGGTGTCGGCCGCCATAGCGATGACAGAGGCCATCGACGCGGCCAGCCCATCGATATGCGCCTCGACCCGGGCCGGGTGATGCTTGAGCAGGTTGTAGATTGCGGTGCCTTCGAACACGTCGCCGCCAGGCGAGTGGATCCGCAGGCTGATCAACGACAGGTCGCCCATTGCCTTGAGGTCGCGCGCGAACTGCTGGGCTGAAATGCCCCATGCGCCGATCTCGTCGTACAGCAGCACCTCGGCCTGGCCGCGTGCCAGTGCGTGAATCGTGTACCAGCTCTGCTCAGGCTTATTCGTCGCCGTCAGGGCTCCCATCGGTGCCAGCAGCACCGCCATCCTGTGGTTGCGCATTGGGCGCCTCCTGTTTGCTGTAGTACTGGTGATAGGCGTCGGAGCTGAACACCAGCCCCTGCTCCCGGTTCGTCTTGATCTCAGCGGCGCGGGAGCGCTTGAGCTCCTGCGGGTTGCGGCCACGGGCACGAGCGACTTCCGCCTCGTCGGAGAAGCCAGCCTCGACCAACGTCTCCCAGGCATTGGCTTCGTGCACCGGGTTGATCCACGGCATCACCGGTCCTTGGTAAACGGCGGCGTATGCGGTGAGCGGGTCCACGTCACCAGGAACGACGATCTCGCGGGAGGCGATCGCCATGCTTAGCCATTCGCGGTAGACCGGGCGGCACCAGTAGTCGACGAAGTCATGCTGCAGCTGGTCGTACCCCAACTGCGACTCGACCAACTCCTGGCGCTGCGCGCTATAGGTGCCGTCGTAGCTGCGCGCAACGGTGGAGTACGCACTGCGTGTACCCGCCGCCACGGCGCGAAGCTGGCCGTTGCGGAAACCTTCGAGGAACGGGTTCGGGCGGTTGCTGTTGATCATGCCGACGTCTTCGCCCGGCTCCAGGCCGTCGAAGATCATGCCGGGGGCAATCGAGAAGCTGCGGCGCTCGGCGCCGTCCTTCGGCGCGGTGTACAGGTCCGGCACGCCCTTCTTGATGTACATGGCCAGCGCGGCACTGATGCGCGCGGCGACGCGCTCGGACTCTTCGTAATCCTTGATCTCGGCCAGGCGAATCAGCACGGCGTGCAGCAGCGGCACGCCGCGGTTCTGGCGAAGGCGCTTGCGATACGCGATGTGAATGATGCGGTCAGCCTCGACCGGCTTGGTGTCCTGGTAGTAACCCTGCATGTCGCCGGGGTGAGACTTGTGCAGGTGGTACCGGCGCACACGACGCCATGCGTCGCGCTCGACGCCTTGCAAAATGCCGCGGCTCGGATCGTTGTACTCGAGCGGCAGGTAGTCGGGTTCCAGCAGCTCCAGCGCGAACGGGATGCTGGTCTTGTATTCGTAGTTGGCCACGCGACCGCGTAGCTTCTGCGCAAGGGCCTCGCCATCGCGCAGCCAGGTGCGGCACACGAGCCGTTCCATCTGCGGGCGGCTGAGCTCGCCCGATGTCTCGGGCCGCAGCGACCATTCAGCCCATGCCGATTTGATCTGAGCGGCGAATTCCAGATGGACCTCGCCGTCGAGAGTCAGCGGCAGCGGCTCGACGCCAATGCCTGCGCCACCCACGACCCGCTCCTCCAGTCGGTCGAACAGACCGGTGACCAGGTCATGATTCTCGTCCAGCCAGCGGGCCTGCTCGCGCAGCGACTTGCCAGCGAGGCTGATGGCGAGGTCAGCGCTGTGCGGCTCGCCCTTGGCCTTGTGGGTGCGGCTGGGTTTGGCGGCTTCGTAAGCCTGAATCAAGCGCCGCGCGGCCAGGCGCTGAGCAACCGCGCCCGGGGCGAACGGCGCAATCAATCGGTCGATGATGTTCATCAGTCGAACCTCGCCAGCGCCGGCCCGCTGCTGCGGCCTTTGGTGCTCTCAGCCTGCACGCGGCGCTCCCACTCCTGGCGCCCTTCGCGGATCTGGTTCAGGTCGGCCATGCTCAGGGTGCGACCACCGAAGGTGACGGTGCGCCCTTCGAGCACGGCCACTTCGGCCTCGATGTACTTGTCGAGCATGTCGGTAGCGATCGTCATAGCCAGGAGCTTCCGGAGTCAATTTGCAGCCAGCTCCCCGCTGCCGGGGCCGCTTGCTTGGGTGTAGGTGTTGGCTCGGCCGCCGCGGCCGGCACTGCTTCAACCAGCGCGTCGAGGTCCAGCCCGTAGCGCTGCTGGCTGATGCGCAGGGCAGCCAGCGCATACACGAAGCAGTCGAGCGCTTCGTTCCTGCGCCCGCCGGCATCCCACCGATACACGCGCCGGCCCTTCTCGATCTTCAGGCGCTTGGTCTCGGCGGTGAGCTGCTTGAGCTCGTCCTCGCCGCAGATCTCGTCATTGGCAGGCAGGTGTACGCAGCCAGGCACTGCCTCGTTCGGCAGCGGCTGCAACCGGAGGCGGCTGTAGATCAGTTCCTTGGCGTTGTCGGTACCGACTTCGGTCAGGTAAACCCGGTCCTTGTTGCGCTTGCGCGGGAAGCTGGCGATCGGCTTGTCGTACACGTTGGCGCCCTTGATCGGGATCACCCAGTGCACGCCATGCTTGCGACTCTCTGCGTACACCTCATCGGTGTAGTGGCCGCCGGAGTCCCAGCACCAGCGCTCGACTTTCATCGGTACGCCGTCCGCCCGGGTGTACAGCTCGTGAACCTTGAGCCCGACCTTGCGCCGCAATTCGTCGCTGGCCGGGTCACCGTTGAGAATCCAGCGATCAACGAGCCAGCTTTCCTCACCTGGTGCGAACGCCCAGACGCGACCTTCATACCGGTCATCCTGCGTATCGATTCCGCCTACCAGCACCACCGCGCGGGTGGGCACTTGCGGGTAGACTTCGCGCCGGCCGTAGAGCATTTCCCACTCGACTTTCTCGCCCCGGTCTTCTTCCCAGGTCTCGCCGAGCGTGGTGTTTGTAAAGGTCTTGAGCTTGCTGATGTCGTCCTTGGCTTTGTAGAAGTCCAGAACGATGCGCCCCCAGGTGGTGAACGGGCTGTAGGCCGTCCACACGTGGTAGGTCAGTGATTCGGGCGTGGGTATCGGCTCGTCTTCGGAGTCGAAAAAGTCGATGCCGTCACGGGTCCAGATGCCGGTTTTCTCGCAAACCCAGCGGCCCGCGGCGTGCTGATCCTGCATTTCGTGCTGCTGGACTACGCAGCCGTTCGCCTCACACACATACCAGGCATCCTGCGGCCGGTCGGCATCCCACTTGATGCCGAAGCTGCAATCCTTCCCGCCCCACTTCAGGTACTGCTCTACCCGGCAGTGCGGACAGGGAATGTGCAGTCGCAAGAAATGCGGAGACTCGCTGGCGGCGGCCTCGATCTGGCAGGTGCCTTTGATCTTTGGCGTGCTGCCCCGGATCGACTTCGGAAAGGTCGAGCCTTCGATGCGCTTGTCACCTAGGAAGGTCGGACTCCCCTCTTTCTCCACGTCCGGCTCGAATGCAGCCAGCTCGTCGTAGATGATGGTGTCGACGGACTTCTCGCGGTAGTTCTTCGCCGCGGCGCCGCCCAGGCACCAGAGCTGCTTCGAGTGTGAGAAGCGCTTGGTGTCGAGCGTGTTGTCCCGGTGCTTCTTGCCGTACCACGGCGCCAGAGCGTAGATGCTCGGCACGTCGCGGATCATGGTCTCGACGTGCGCCTTCATGAACCCTTGCGCGGCGCCATCGGTTGGCAGCAGCAACAGGATGTTCCGGCGCTTGTGTTCGATCTGGTAGGCCGATGCCGCGAGCAGCATCTTCGAGTAACCGACCCGGGCAGACTTGATCACGTTGACAGTGCGGATCTCGTCGTTGCCCATCGAGTTCAGAATGGCGACCTGAAACGGCAGGGTCTCCCACTTGCCTTCCTGGTAGCTCGACTCGCTGGACAGGTAGAAACCGTCATCAGCATCTGCCCATTCCACCGGAGTCATCGGCAGCGGACGTGACAAGGGCGTCAGCCCGAGTCGGATCGCTCCGGCGAACTCATGAATCTGCGGTGTCGAGATACTCATTCAGCAATCCGGGCAGGCGATCATCCAATGTCGCGGCCCGGTTGCGTGCCTTCGCCAGCTCGCGCTGAACCGAATCGATGTGCCGCGTCTCAAGGTCGGGATGCCGGCGCTTGAGCGTCAGCGGCAAGGTGTCCAGCAGCGAGCCGATCTCCGCAGCCAGGCGCGAAAGCACGAACGTGGCGAACTCGGTCGGCACCGACTTGCGCCGGGTGATCTCGTTCTTCAGCTCTTGTCCGTCAGCCTGAGCCGCGGTCAGTCGCAGCTTTTCCTGCGTCAGCTTGTGCTCGGCCAGCGGGTCGAGGTCCTCGTCGCCTGGCGGTTGGTGCTTCTCCTCGGCGCGGCCGAGGCGATTGGCGACCACGGATCGGCAGTTGTAGAACGCTTCGCGGCCGATTCGCTCGACCGGCTCGACGCCCCATTTGTCGAAGGCCTGGACGGAAATGCCCAGGCTCGCCGCCATCTCGGATTTGTTCAGCCAGCCGCGCTGCTTCTTGGGTTCGGATTTGGTCATTTCGAAACAACAACCTCGCCCCAGAAAAACCTCATACGAAGCGAAACATCGGGCCTCGAATTACCCGCAGCCGGGGTACCCCCTCAGGAGGACCCGCGACGCGTTGGTTGGTGTAGTTAGCGAGCAGTGCGGATCGCCTGCTCGAAGGCCTTGCGCATCTCGATCGGCAGGTTCTTCACTGCCACTCGATCGCCAATGCCGTAGAAGTCCAGCCGCTTGCTGTAGGTGGGCCGGCTTACGAAGGCCAGCAGCAGCTTGATGTTGCGTCTGCTCGTGCGTTCAGCGATGCCGAGCGGTTTATCGCCCTGATACATGACGAAGAACTTGCGCTTGTTGGCCGCGCTGCGGGCGCTGTCGGTGCTGTTCTGGTACCGATCGAACTGCGCACCCAGCCCTGACAGAATCTTCTGCATCTGTCCGAGCCTCACGTTGCCCGACTTATCGAGCCGCATGCTTTTAGCCGGGGCAATGTACTTGTCATTGGGCAGGATCCCGCGCGCCCTGAGTAGCTTCTCGCTGCGCTTGTCCTGACGCGGCCCGCCCTTGATCTCCGGGTTCAGCCAGCGTGCAGCAGGAACGCCCTTGGCTGCCTCGTCCTTCAGGTCGACGCGAGCCTGAAGCTTGGTCTTCTTGGCGGGGATCAGGCGAAGGCTATTCAGCGTCCAACGTGTGGGCCGGTCGAACACCGACTCCATCTCCTGCTTGATCGCACGCTCGGCGATCTGAGCCGTCCGCGTCAGCGCCAAGGCCGTTGCGAACGGTATCTGCTTCTCCTGCCGGGCCAGCTCCTTGCGGGCTGCAGCGAACCCGACAGGAACGATGTTGATCACTTCCAGATGGCCCCTTTGATCTCGACGATCAGCTCGAGCAGGGTCAGCTCCTTGCGCGCCTCGACGTAGGCGAAGTAGGCGCGCACCAAAACCCAGCCCGGCAGGCTGCACACGAAGATCACGCCTCCGATGGCGACAAGGCCCAGGTAGTCATTAGCCCAATGTGCCATCTCGTACCAGCGCACGACGAACGCGCCGCCAGCGAGTCCCGACACCACGGTACAGACGAGAGCAACCCCGTACTCACGAGGGTTGCGCGGCATGGTCATGGCCATGACTACGATCGCTGCCAGCACCGCGAATACGCCGCAGAAAGCCGCAATCTTGTACAGGGCCAGCCCGCCAGCAGTTGTAGTAGCCGGCTCGCTCATCTCTCTCGTCCTCATAGGTGGGTGTTCCCAGGCGTGGCTGTCAGGCCGTCCGTAGCGCGTGGAAGTAGATCCTGGCTCCCGTCACGCATCTATCCGCTCGGAGCTGAGAAGAGGTGCAGGAGCCAGAAACAGAAATGCCCGCACGAGGCGGGCACGTTTGGGCAACAAAAAACCCGGCGCGGTGGCCGGGTTTCGAGTTCCTGAGCGGTAAAACCGCAAGATGAAGCAAAACTACGTTAATGCTGTTAACAAATCAACCGTCTTCAACTTTAAACTCTGGCACGTGATAAAGCGGGTATTTACACGCTACCGCCGCCTCAGCCGCGGCCTGTAGCCGTTCGGAAGGTTTCTTCGCTTCATTCATGGCGACTGCCACATGCCCCTTAATTTCCTGCCGCACCTTGTTCATCGAGTCATAACCGTGCTTACCACTTTTACCAGCAGCATCGAGCGCATTGACGGTTACCGCGGAAGCTCCGGCCAGCCCGCTGGAAAGGGCGATCCATGCAGCGTTTCCGGCGGGGGCCGCCGCTAATAGTGCTGGGGTAATCATAGTCCCCGCGACCAGCCCGACTCCGGTAATAACCAAGCTGGTCGATACGCCGTTTTCGGCTTCTACCTTGCTGGTTCCGAAGAACGTGTCGCAGGGCTCCAGATATTGATTGACTTTCAAGGTAGTGTCGAGCGGAGTCAAACTGGAGGCGTAGTCGGTTTCCGCGGATACCGCATTAGGGAAAACCGCAGCAAGCGCCACATTGCCTGTTTGGAGTTCGGCAAGCAGGTCTTCTACGGTCTTGCTATCGGCACCGCCCCCACCCGTCGACTGTGGAACTGCGACGTCTGGCAACGAGCCAACAGCAGGCGTCCGTCCCGTGTCGGCTGGTTCGATATCCCGCTGCTGGGCAGCGAGGATCTTAGCGTCCACAGCAGCGATTGCCGCTTCGTCTCTCGTAAGCTGTGGTTGACTAGCACACCCCGCGATGAATCCAGCAGAGAGACAAGCGATTAGACCTTGCTTCATATTCCTTTCCTTGGATGAGTTCGCGAACCGATTTCTTAATTGATGTATTCGATCTAGTCAACTCAGTTCACGCGGCAACGACTGCCATGTCGAGGCATGCCTCGACGTAAGCCCTTCCGGCAACTAGTAATTCTCGGACTTTGAGCCTCGGCAGACCAAGCAGTATTCCGACGGAGTGCATCGACCTCCCAGTGCAGTAGTAAACTCTAACGCAGTCTCCCATCTGCGCGTCGCGACGCCACATTCTGGCCACGATCGAGTCTACGAGCATCGCCTCGTCGTCGGTAATAGCCGGGGTTGGCGCTGAAGTCTGAGCAACGTTGTCACGCATAAGCGCGTAAAGGGGGCTCGTATATGTAGGAACCCCAGCCTGATACCACACCCAGCGGCCCCAGTTCTGCAGCAAGTTTTCCGCGTCGCATTTGGTCATGGCTCAGTCCCCTGTGTAGTGCCCGCGCGCGCCATCGCGTGGGCTGGCTTGGTAATCCCTTTCGGCACCCGCTGGTTGCGGCATCTGCGCTTGAAGCAGCCGATTGTGTGCATACAGCTTCGTCAACATACGGCCCAGCTCAACGGCTAGATCGCGGCCTGCCGACGGCAGCCAGCCGATCCCCTCGCACGGCTGGCAGTCCAGTTCATGAAAAACACCGAGCACCACCCCGCGCCCTTTGCAGGTCTCGCAGCGCTCCGGCATCGTCACCTGCTGCATCAAGTCCGGCCCTGATCGCTTCACTGGTGCTCCTCCATGTGGATGCGCACGCACTTGTCCAGATCGTCAGGGTCATGGCTGAAGAAATACCCGCCGTCACGCTGGCATGTCACGATGAATATTTCACGCTCCCGCAGACGATACCGCTCGCGACGGTAACCGCCGGCCGCTTCCCAGACATCGAGGCCCGGCTCGACGCGCTCCCACTGGATCCGCTTATTCGAAGCGCTCATAGGCCCACCCCGTCTTCGCCTTCTTCACTGCAACAAACGGGAACGGGAACAGCTCTGCCGCTACCTTGATTTTCACCCGGGCATCATCCGTCCAGACGCCCTTCACCTCGTGAATCTCGATGTGACCGTCAGCCAGCATCCCCGGGAAGTCAGGCGTGTAAAAGGTTGAATCAGCCAGGCGAAACTTCATACCCTCGAAGCTGTACCAGAGCACCTCGCCGCAGGCCTTTAGCAACTCCAGGTGCGCCGCATAAGCCTGCTCGGTTTTGTTCATCTGGCCTTGCTTGAGTCGCCCCAGCGCCTGTATGGCGACCTTGCCGGCTGAGGCCTTCGAAGCGCTTTTCGGTACCGACGCCCAGCGCTTAACCATGCGTCTGTACCTCCACTATTGCGGACGCGGCATTGCGTTGCGCGGCCTTCTGCAATGCGGCCTCGGCAGGAAAAGCGCAATCCGCATTGTCTCCGTCGATCAACCCATGAACGGCGGTGAAGCCCCGCGCATCTAACCACTCGTGCCACCTCTCCAGCGCCTCCCGCTTCAAGGTATCCGCACTGGTCTGGATGTACGTCCGCGCCATCGCGCTCATCTGGTGGTTCAGCAGCATCTCGCCGATCAGGTAATCCACGCCCAGCTCTGCCCATCCGGTCCGGGCCAGCTTGCGCAGATCGTGGCTCGACCAGTTGCCCCCCGTCATCTGGCAGAACTTCTCGCTGGCACCCTTCTCACTGAGGCACTTGCCGGGAGTCGCTGGAAACACAAATGCGCTATCTCTGTGTCTCGCACCAAGGCCATCCCTGTACCGCTCCAGCAGCGCACAGACTTGCGCCGTCAGTGGCAACTGATGCTCCGTACGGGTCTTGGTCACTTCGGCAGGGATGATCCACACACGGTCGCTGAGGCTGATGTGCCGCCAGCGTGCCTGACGGGTCTCGCCAATCCGGGTGCCGTGGCAGAGCATCATCAGCGCCAGTAGAGCGCCCTGCCGGTCCCGATCCCAGAGGTCCTGAAGCGTCAGCAGCAGACGCGGCACATCCATCGCATGCAACCGCGCCGCCTTGGGCTTCACCTTCGTCTGCACGAAGTCCACGAAGCGAACCCCGTCCAGCGGATTGCTGGGTATGAGCTGCAGCCGCAATGCCTGCTTGAAGGCGCTGCTCAGCGCTCGCAACACCTGGCGCGTGTAAGACAGCGAAAGCTCCTCCTGCAGCGGCCACATCAGTTTGCGGTCCAGCAGAGGTCGGTCGAGATCGGCCAACAGAACGTCCTTCAGACGCGGCAGCATGTGGCAGTCCACCATCGACTTGATGCCCGCTCGACGCTTGGCCGACAGCCCACGGTCACGCTGGGACCGCTCCCGGTACCACTCAAGCAGTTCGCCTACCGTCCGCCATTGCGACGAGCCGAAAGACGCCCCCGGATCCGCCGCCAACCGCGCCCGCACCTCCGGCAACATCCCCACCACCGTCTTCACCGGCAACTCCGGCCAGGTGCCCAGCTTGTGCCACTTCTTCGCCTTGATCAGAAACCAGCTGCCCCCGGCCCGATCCTGCCTGAACCGCAAGCGCAGCCCCGTATGCCGAGGGTCGCGCAACTCCGCCGCACTCCCCTCCGCCTGCCGCTTGATCTCGGCATCGCTCAACGCCACCGCTACACACGCCATCAGCTGCACCACCAGAACATCAACCGCACCAACAGGCCCCAAACCACCACTGCCAGCCCCGCCAACACCACCCAACCAACCAGCGAAAGCCCAAACCACCGCAGAATCGTCACCCCTGCGTACTCCGTCTTGCGCTCAACAGCCTCTCCCTCAACTGCCCTGGCTTGCTCCATTCGGTCCCGCTCCTATCAGCTTCTTCAGGTGCCGGCGCACGGCCGGTTCCAGATCGCCCAACTTGGCCAGTTCTGGCTCAATCTTCAGGCTGTTGCGCTTCATCCGGTGCAAGCGCTCCGCCTGCTGGTAAATCAACCTCTGCCGCTCCGCACTGGCTGCCCTCTCCTGCGTCAGCGCTGCCTTCGCAGCGGCACTCAGGGTCGCCAGATTGCAGCCAGCGCGTACCGCACAACGCTCCTCCTCGGTCATGCATCAGTCGTCTCGCTCACCGGCATCTGGATCAGCACTCTGCCGCGCAGCTCGTACTGCGTCCCGCAGCCCACCCGGCGCAGCCTGATCGGGTCGCGGCTGACGATCTCGTAGCCACGCTGAATCTTCTCCTGCACCGCTCCGCGCAGGTCCAGCTGCATGCGCCGCTCGATCTCGATCTCGCTCATACCGGCACCTCCTGCGCCTTTTCGCGCTCTGGCTGGAAGTCGCCGCGTAGGGGCATAAGCTGATTCGGCGAATATTCTTGGGCGTAGTCATGCCCTTCCCGGGTACACACCCAGCAGGCCCGATCCATATGGAACACCCCGTTTGGAGCGCGAACGGTCGAGCCCTCTGGGACGAAGAGATACAAGCTGACGACGCAACCCGCCGGCCAGTCCTTGTTTTCAACCAGCGTCAGCGCCAAATCCCCCGCCTTGAACTGATGACTCATAACAACCTCCCGATTTCGGCAGCGACGGAAACTACCGCTTCTCGGTAGGCCTTCATTTCGTTTCCGCAAGCCAGGTCGCTGTTCACGAACATGATCGTGTCGTTGACCTGTACGACTCGCTCGTCGCCCTCCCCGCGAAACGAGACATCCATGTTCAGCTTGGCAGCGAGTCGCGCCGCATCGCCGTCTTGGTTGAGCGGGCCCCAATATCGCCTTTGGCGAATCGGGCCGATCACCAGTTGCCCGTCTTCGAAGCCTATAACCGGTCCAATTCCATACGCCTTAGCCGCCAGCTCCAGCAATTCACGCTCCCTCATACCGCCACCCCGCTCACAGCCGCCCGCAACGCCGCCAAGGCCTCACGGGCCTTGCCCGGGTCACCCTTTCGCTTCACATCGGCCGGCAGCAACGGCGCAGGCTCCGGCAAGTCCTCACCGCGGGCGATACGCTGAATCACCGCCTGATACGCCTTCTCGAACTTCAGCCGGCTCACATCGGCAGGCAGGGTCAGCAGGCTGTGCCGGCTGCACGCATTGGCCGCATGGAATACCGCCCGGTGGCTCCAGCGCTCATGACCCGCCATTGACGGGTGACTGTTGCGCTGGGCCTCCCAGTACGCAGCCTCGGTGCCAGGCGCTCCCAGCTCCTCCGGCGTCGGCCAGCAGCGGGCGAAGAACTTCCCCGGCGACGGCACAAACTCGACCCCCTCCGCCCGCCACGCCCGCAGCGCCCGCTCCACCTGCGCCCAATCGGTAATGCCCTCCTCGAGCATCGTCTGCGTCCAGGTCGCCTTCGCCACCAGGTACAGCGCCTGTGTCGGCCACGCCTGTTTCCAGGCGGTGAAGATCGTCCGCATTTCCTCGAACATTCGGTTGATCAGCTGCTCGGTCTGCCGCTTCACCTCGGGCGGCAGGTCCACGGCACGGATGGGCGCAGTGGTCTGTGCAGGCATCACCGGCAGTTGTCCGTTGGCGGGTAGCAACGCGTTCACAGATTTCATCAGCGCTCCTCCAGCCAGCCGGTGGCCCGGTCATCGAGGTCAGGCCCTCGTGATGAGCGCCCAGCGAACGGCACCACCCGGGCATCCCGCGCAGCGTCCCGTTTCACCCAGGCAACCAGCGCGCTCGTGTGCTCCGGGCCAGACTTCACCGTACCGCGGGCTTCGTGGTGGCAGATGAACGGGCCGATCGCCTCCTGGGTGAACTGGTCGACAGTCATGCCGGCGGTGCGGCAGTACGCAGCCAGGGTGTTCGGGTCGGGTTGCCAGTCGAGGTACATCGCAAAAGGCACCGCAGCATCGCGCGGTGTGTGTGAGGGGTTTATATCTCTTCTCTTCTCTTCTCTAGGTAACGCGTTTTCTTCGCTTTTGGTAACGCTCCCACCGTTACCTTTTGCGTTACCTGTTTTGTGCTGCGACACGCGCTTCGCCGTCTGAGCCCTATTCTTGGCGGTTTTCCCGTTGTGGCGGGCAAAATTGGGCAGGCTGATCACGCCCTCCGCCTCATGCATCCAGCCCACCGCTTTCATGTGTTCACAGAAACCGGTAACGCCAACCAAACGATCGAGTAACCGTTTGGTAACGCTCGGAGCGTTACCTTCTGCCGTCTGCTGGTCGAACCACGTCCACACCCGCAGCAGCTTGCCCACCACCGCATCCACGTCGATGTCAGCCATGTCGGCAATCTGGCAAACCTCCGGCTTGTCCAGGGTCGCCATCTCGAACTTGATCCAATCCCCAGCCATCAGCAGGCCCTCCCAAGTTTCTGCGCCAGCACCGTCAAACCACGCGGCGTGACACGCACCTGTGACGCAAGCCGCTGCGCACCATCCTCCTCGGTACCCAGCACCGTCACCTTGTGCTCCAGCAACCCAGCCTGCAGCCGCGGCTGATAGGCCAACCAGCGCGCCGCGCCCTCACGCCGATAGATCCAGCGGTTCGCCTGCATCCACTCCAGCAACGCCTTGCGCTGCACGCCCAGGTGCTTCGCCGCATCCGTCAGGCACAACGTCCCGCTCGCAGCGGATATGCGCGCCAGCGCTTCCACCTGTGGCGCCTGCTCCTGCACCACCAGCCGCAGCGTGTTGTTCTGCTCGGCCAGGTCGGCAGCCAGGCGCAATGCCTCCGGCAGTGAGCGCGGCACGGACGGCTGCATCACCTGCGCCTCCAGCGCCTGCCACCGGTCCACCAAGCGCGCCGTGAACTCCGGGCACAGCTGCGCCACCACCACATAGCTGTCGCGCTTGCTGATCCGATACGCCTGTACCACCACCCCATTGCCGGAGCGCGGCCCATCCACCAATGGTGGTTGGGATATAACGCCCCGATCCACCAGCCGCTCCACCGTCCGCTTCACGCTGTCGTGCCGCGACTCCACCAGGTCAGCTATCTCCTGGCTACTCATCCACGCCACCGGCGCACTATTGCCCAACATGACATCAGTGTTCATAATCACCTCTCTGATGTAACAAGCCCCGGCTGGGCGGTCACCCAATAGCCGGGGTTTTTTATTGCCTGCACAAAACACTTCCCGCGCGCAGCCTGACCATTCGTCGGCAAGCAACGCGGGGAAGCATTCGGTCGGGGAACTGAAACTAAAGCGCAGCGGACCAACCCTGAGCCGGACCTCAAGTAACGAGCCAGCGCCCTTTCTGCCTTGGTTACTGCTCGGCTCGCTCCAGGCGCAGCCGGGGTATCACACTGTTTGGCCTTCATGGCTTCCTTCTCGTCTACCGCGACTTATCCCGTCACGTTCCTGACCCGCCCGTAGGCGCCCTTTCCTGCCGCTCCGGCAGGCCTAGCTATCGATCGTGCTGAAGGTCAAAACTCCTGTATGGCTGCACAGCACTGCGAGTGGGCTGATGGCAAAGCGTGCACCGCAGTAATCTGTTCATGTCAGGCGGCCTTGCTCGGCGAGGCTTCTTCGAGAAGCCATTCAGCCGTGAACGCGCCCTCCGATGCAGCCGCGAGACGCTGCGCATAGTCGGTCTCGCCGGTGTACTCCGTGCGAGGTAGCGAGCCGCTAGAGATCCACTTGTAGATAGCCCGCGAACTGATGCCGCAGAGCTGTGCGGCACGCGCCGGACCGCCCGCCTTCTGAATTGCCAGTTTGATAGAGCTCATGGTCTAGCGCCCTTATGAATTTGAACTTCGAGTACATATTATGGCGGAACTGAAAGTACATGCAAGGAAATGCGATGCTGAACCTATGGTTCAGTCCAATGATCTCCGCCGCGCTTTTGTTTTGCGCTTGAAGCAAGCCTTAGCCGCCGCAGGGATCGGCGAATGGGGCGCGGGCGTTCGCCTGGCGCAAGTCACCGGCACGACCCCCAAAGCAGCAAGCAAGTGGCTGAACGAAGAATCGATGCCCGGCCGGGCCAATATGCGGAGCATTGCCCGCGAACTTGGCGTGCGGGTTGAGTGGTTGCAGTACGGGGAAGGACCCATGAATTCCGACGCAGACCAAGCTTTTAGGTATGCGACGGGCGATGCCGACCGGGAAGCCGGCTACCCAGTAAGGGAAAAGGAGAGCAACGTGATCGCTGCTGATTTCTCCGCCAAGGACAAGACTGGCGAACTATCGATACCCCAATTCAACGTACGCGCAGCCATGGGCAGCGGCCAGCTGCCGAACGACTACGTCGAGATCATCCGCCATGTCACGATGCACAAATCGCATCTGGACATGCTCGGCATCACCTATACCAGCCCCGCCAACCTCGCGCTGATCACCGGCTGGGGTCAGAGCATGGCCGGCACCATCAACCACGGTGAGCCAGTGTTCGTCGACCGCGGGGTCAACGCCTTCAACGGCGACGGCGTCTACGTGTTCACCTGGGACGACCTGGTCTACATCAAACGCCTTCAGAAAGAGTCCAAGACGCACTTCAAAGTCATCTCGGATAACCGCGAGCACGACCCCTTCCAGATTCCGATCGCCGAGGTTACCGTACACGCCCGCGCTCTTCTTGTCTGGAACGCGCATAAACTTTGAACCGCCGCTGGGCGCCTGAAGAGACAATCATAATGCAAGCACAGACCGAAACCTTCTCGGTAGCCTCATTTTTCGCTGGTTGTGGCGGCTTGGATTTAGGGTTTCAAGGTGGCTTTCACTTTAAGGGTGAATCGGTGCCCAGGACGGCTTTCGAAATAGAGCAAGCGTTCGAGCTCGACCCGCTCTGCGAAATTACCTACAAGCAAAATATCGGCAACCATTTCCATCGTGCTGATCTTTCACAAGCTTGCGTTGCGGGGATGGTCCGCGCCGACTTGCTCATAGGCGGCTTCCCGTGTCAGGACTTCTCGATTTGTGGCCCCCGGAAGGGATTGGGATCAGAGCGCGGCCGACTTTACTCTTCGCTAGTCCAATATTGCGCCATACACCAACCGAAAATGTTCGTTGCTGAAAATGTTGCAAATATTTTGACCATGCATAAGGGAAAGGTAATCGAAAGAATCTTGGGAGATTTTCGTGAGGCGGGCTACCGGGTCGAGTGTTGGCGCCTCAACGCTGCGGACTACGGGGTGCCGCAAGCACGTTATCGAGTCTTCATCGTCGGCGTCCGGAACGACATTTCCGGTTTTCCGGACAAGCCGCTCCCGCAGTACGCGGATAGCCACCGATCAATTGAATGGGCTATTGGGGATCTGGTTGGTGTTCACGACGAGAGCGTCCCAAATCAGAGTCAGTATTTCAAAGCCAACCGAGCGAAAAACGGCCATGGCCAAGGCGACGAAATATCGCAGGCAGGAAAGCCCGGATATACGGTAAGAGCTAATGCCAAGTCTCGTGTTCAGTTCCACTACTCTCTCCAGAGAAGACTAACTATTAGAGAGTGCGCGCGGCTGCAGACGTTTCCCGACGACTTCGTTTTTCCGCATTCGGCGACTTCCAATATCATGCAAATCGGCAACGCCGTCCCGCCACTTCTTGCAAATGCCGTCGCGCGAGTTTGCGAAAGATTCCTGCTACAGCAACACACGAGCGACCAGCTAGACGTCACGCGCGATAAAGCTGCCTAAACAAGGACTGAAGATGGCAAAGCCGAAGAGAATCGAAGTGGACTCGCTCAGCTCATTTGCGAGCTGCATTGAAGGTGCGCTCACGGCATCGAGAGCCGAAAACGCGAACGATGCTCACCTCAATAACTGGTACCGCGGCCATGGGATGCGATCCTATGCTCTCAAGCCCAGTTTGTATCGCCATCCGTCTGTTAAGGAGGCAAATGATCTCCTGGACCTAGAGTCGCGAATGATCCGGGAATTCAGACGGCAGGGAACATTGCACCAGATTCCTTCGTTGAACAAAGACGAAGAAGAGAAGATAGACACCCTTTTTTATATGCAGCATTACGGCGTACCGACGCGGCTGCTGGATTGGACGTCAAACCCCTTTATTGCCCTCTACTTTGCGCTCACCGATGCAGAGCGCGGTAAAAAAAGGGGGAAGTATACCGAACCAGCCTCTGTATGGATTTTGAACCCGTGGTCTTGGAACCAAGCATCGCTCGTTCAGGTCTCCTATGGCGAGCGCGGGCCGGTGCCGCCGGACAGCGGCACACTGAACAGTTATCTCCCGAGACTCAACTATACGGTCTCCGAAAAGGTGGGCATGTACGAAGATCCTGTGGCCATATTAGGCACAGCTAACAATGCGCGCATGTTTGCGCAAAAGGGAGTGTTCACCATATTCGGAAAGAGTGTGGATTCAATGGATAAGATATTCGAATCCAAGCGCTATCCAGAAAACTGCCTGAAAGAACTTGTAATTAAGGAAGAGAATATCGAAGCGCTGTTACGCGACTTGCTCTGCATTGGATATACTGACTCGGTGGCGTACCCTGATCACCAGGGGCTCGCTTTGGAGATCAAACGGATGAATGGATTTTTCGCATGAGCCATTTCAGAGTAACTCAGCACGAGCCCCGTCCGCTCAGGTGGTGGGCTTCGCAGAATGAGCAAGCTCAGCTTGATCTGGAACCCCAGTATCAACGTCGGGGGAACTTGTGGAGCCAGTGGAAAAAGGCACATTTGATCGACTCCGTTCTAAACGACTTCGACATCCCCAAACTCTATGTCGCGGACTTCACGCGATCCAGCAGCGCGGAACTCAACCCTGCTCGCAAACCATACTCTATCGTCGATGGAAAGCAACGATTCGGCGCTTTCTTCGATTTCCTCGCGAACCAGTTCCCGCTGAACCAATCTTTTGCGTTAGATGCAGATCCCAGCGTGGAAGCTGCCGGCATGACATTCGCGCAAGTACAGCAGCGCTATCCTAAGCTAGCTTCGAAGCTCGAAAATTACGTCCCGACCGTAATGAGTATTGTGACGGATGATGAACTTAAAATCACAGAGATGTTTACGCGGCTGAACAGCGGAATGTCTACTACTTCCGCAGAAAAGCGCAACGCAGTCCCTGGTCCCGCGACAGCAGTCATCAGACAGATCACTGCGAATCGTTTTTTTATGAACAAAATTCGTTTCAATGTATCGCGGATGCAGGAATTTAACCTTGCCGCGAAACTTGCGCTGATAGAGTACAAAGGCGGTTTCACTGATACCAAGGCACGGAACCTGGATCAGTTCGCCGAGCAAGGAGCAGCGTACTTTGTCCAAGGGTTCCGCAAACGTGGGCCTCGCCTTTCTGAGGAGGAACGGCAAACATTGTTAGAGAAGTACCGGGATACCGAAGAAAAAGCGTTATTCACGCTCGATAGTATGGCCGCTGAATTCCGAGATCGCGATCCTCTGCTGGGTAGCCAAGGGCACATCCCAGTTTACTATTGGTTAGTGCGAGAGAACCCGGATCTGTGCAAAGGAGTTCTGCGCGATTTCTTGGAAGAATTTACCACCCGGGTAAAAGAAGCTCTGCAGCTGTCGAGAACGGCTCCGGAAAGGGCTGACCCTGAGTTGATGAATTACTACACAATGGGCAGAACGACAAACGACCAGAACTCGTTGTCCGGCCGGTATGAAATATTGCTTAGGCATCTGCGGCGCTTCAGACCGCATCCTCGCCTCGTGTGAAGAATAAGGCCCGCCTCTGCGGGCCTTGCTTTTGTAGCCCTGCGCCCTACCCCTCCTCCCGCTCCGCCTCGAACTCCCATTTGACCAACCGCCCCATCGCTGCGGTCAGCCAAACCAACCCACCAAACGTCAAACCTACCGGCACCCACCGCATCGGGTCCAGCTCATAACCCGTACTCCCCGGTGGGCGGATCGGTAGCATCATCAGCGCCAGCGAACCAATCACGATCAGCCCGGCCGGTGCCAGCAGCAAGCCTGCCAGGCGTGCGCAATCCTTCGTATGCATATCGAGTCCTCCCTCCTGTGGAGCCGGCACCTTACCATCGGCCGCAAACCCTGGCATTCCGTGACCGCCAGGTCGCGAAGCCGCTCACGAAAAATATGTACTTATGGTTCTTGACTTGATGTGTACCTGTAGTTCATATTTGGTTCCAAGCCGGCCAGCAGGCCGCACCGGGGCGAAGAGACCCCACGCTCATTAACAATCAGCGCCATGAACGACTACCCCCAGCATCGCTGGGCATAGGTCACTCCCGGCAACCCTCAGGGGGAGAACAGTAAACCTGATGAAACAGACCGCGCAGCCTCTACCGGCGACCGGCGATCCGACAGGCATGAGCCTGCCCACGCGGGACGAACCCGACGGCGGACGAGGTTGGTACGACCGAACCGAGCGAATGACCCGGCACGCTCCGCGCCCCGCCCCACCCTGGCGGACTGGTAAGGGCTGTTTCCTCGATGGCCTTGGCGACAGGGCCATCCGGGAAACCAACATGGAGGGTTTGCGATGTTTTCAGACTACTGGATCGGGCAGCCCGGCGTACCCGTCATCGCCAGAGAAGCTCGTCCCGAGCATATCCGCTCGGTCATCGAACCGACCACGCCCCGAGAGGAGTATCTCGTTGCGCGAATCGAGGAGCTGGCCGCGAAAGCGACGGGCGCCGAGGTGCTGGGCAAGTACTTCGATGAAGACGACGACGATGACGAGATCTACCAGAAGATTGATCTTAAGCGCCGTGCCGAATACGCCGAACGCCAGGCTGACGAGGCGCGGCGCAAGATGCTCGCCATCACCGAAGCAGTTCGGTCCTTCACGCTCGCCCAGTCCGTTGTTGCCAGCCAGGAACAGCGGCTCCAAATGATGCTCGACGGCATCAAGCAACTGAGCGATCAGATTCGCGGGTAACAGCATCCCAACCGCGTCGGCGGATCGCCAAAGCCCGCGACTGTTAGCCGGCCGTCTCTACTCAACGGCCCGCCTGTGTTCTCAGGACAGGCAAGGCGCACCGCAGGAAATCCGCAAGCCAGGGAGAAAGCGACCCCATTGCAGCGTCACCCGGACGCTGGCGACACACGGGCGACCGGCCGGGCGTAAGCGGCCAACACATTCACAGGGAGTGACGTATGGACACCATGATCAGAGGCAACTGGCAGGGCTTTGTCGGCAGCATCCTCAGCCCGCGCGAACTTGAGTTCACCCTCGGCGTCGCCGCCGGCAAGACCGACAAGCAGATGGCCCGGGAAACCGGCCTCGCGCCAGACAGCGTCCGCAAGCGCGTATACAGCGCCATGTTCAAGCTCGGCGCCACCCGCCGCGCCCAGCTGATCGCCGAAGCCATGCGTCGCGCCATCATCGCCCCGCTCGTCCTCCTGCTGATGGTCTGCTGCACCAGCGCCAGCCTCAGCGCACCGGACGACATGCAACGCCCACACCGCGTCACCCGCACCCAGCGCGGCGGACGCCGCGACGACTTCATCGACGACACATTTGACGTGTAACCATCACGAGGACGTGACCATGCCCATGCACACCACCATCGTAATCAAGCCCGCCGGCCGCCGCGTACTTCCCAGCGAACCCGACGACCGCGGCTTCTGGCAACTCACGCTCGGCGGCACAGTCGTCGGCTGGGCCACCAGCTACAGCAACGCCCTGGCCAAGGCCGAACGGCTCGAACAAGCCCGCCAGGCGCCAGCACGGCCGCAGCTGAGGGTGGTGGCATGAGCCGTTCAGGATATTGCGACGACAGCGGCGGTTGGGACCTTATCCGTTGGCGAGGCGCGGTTAACTCAGCCATTCGAGGAAAGCGCGGCCAACAGTTCCTGCGCGAGCTACTGGAGCAGATGGACGCGATGGAATCGAAGCGACTGGTCGAAGGCGCGCTCGAAGCTGACGGCGAGTTCTGCACGCTCGGTGTTGTCGCTGCAGGACGAGGCTTGAAAGCCAACGATCCAGAAGATGCAGAGGAAGCCGCCAATCTGCTCGGTATCGCTAACGCCCTGGCGCGCGAAATCGTTTACGAGAACGACGAGTGTGGAATGTATCGACGGAACCCAACCACCGGTAGCTACGAGCAAGAAACGCCGGAGCAACGGTGGGTTCGGATGCGGGCTTGGGTAGCAAAGCAGATCGCTGAGCAGGCGCGGCCAGACCAAGGGGGGGAGTGATGCTTACTCCATGCAGCGAATATGAAGCGCGTACAAACACTTGCCGCAGTGGGCACGTCCAGCTTCACCCGCTTTGCCGTGGCGTCGATGTGGCCCGCTGTGAAAGCTGCGGAGCGGGTAGCGTGCCGGGATGCCTTAAAGACGACCAGCCGAACCACTTGATCCAACCAGACGGGATGCCGTTGCGCTGGCCGACGGCCAAGCATGGGGTGTCCCCATGACAGCCCACCGCTTCATAGGCGGCCCTATGGATGGCCGCGTGCTAGACGTCAGCGGCAAGTCCCAGTTCGTTGAGTTCCCGCTGCCGGTGGCCGGCATGGACCGCTACGAACGCACATACTTGCACCTCGCCCCGTACCAGCCACCCAGCGATGACATGCGCGCCCGGTTCGAAGCCTGGGCGGTCGATCGCTGTTTCGATATCACCCGCAGCAACCACGGCGGCTATCGCTACGGCGAGACACAAGCCGCGTGGGAAGCCTGGCAAGAATGCGAAGGGAAAGCCGCATCATGACCTCCATGCTCACATCCGAAGTCCTCGCCAAACAAGCCGAGCGCGAAGAGCTCGACGCCCTGGTGAAAGATTTCCTCGCCAAGAACCGCCCACCGGTTACCGAGCCGGTCCAGCCGCAGCGCCCCGTAATCAACACCTGGCGCAGTCGCAACCGCGCCAGCGCTGACGAGGCGCAGGCTGCCAAGCTCAAGAACATCGCTGATAAACACTGCGCCAAGCCGAAGCCCGACAACAAGGCGAAAGTCGCCAGTCTTCACGAGGTCAGGTCAGCCAAGGCCCGCGAACGACGCAAAGAGCTGGCCAAGCAGATCGCACCAATGCGCGAAAAGCAGTGCACCACCCTGCAGATATCCAAAAGCCTTGGCGTCAGCTACGCAATGATCGTACGCGCCGCCAAGGAGAACGGAATCGAGCTCAACCACAGCCCGGCCGCGCGCGCCGTGAAGGAATAGCCATGGGAACGCAAGAACGCACGCTGCCTCGCCTCGTCGCCAGCACAAGCCTGCCCGTCGTCTACGTCGCCGGCCCCTACCGCGCCGGAAACCGCGCCCGGGTCACGCTCAATATCCAGAGCGCCCGCGCAGTCGGCCTGCTCGCTATCGAGAAAGGCTGGTCCGCGCTGATACCTCACGCCAACACCGGCGACCTCGACCTCTTCGCGCCGACCATCCCAGACGAGTTCTGGCTCGAAGCAACGCTTGAACTCATGCGCCGCAGCGACGCCGTCGTGCTCGTACCAGGTCACGAAGCCAGCGCCGGCACCCGCGCCGAGATCGCCGAAGCCTGCCGCCTCGGCATACCGGTGTACTACGCCGTGAAAGAGCTGCCGCTCGCCGCGCACTTCAAGCTGCAGCAACAGCGCCAGCAGGAGGCCGAGCGCGGGTACCGGCTGGAGCCGACCTGATGTCAGCCAAGACCGCCGCCGAGCGCAAGCGCGAGCAGCGCGAACGCGACAAGCTGCGCGAGGAAGAACGGCAAGCCCGCCTCCTAGCCTACCGCCTGCAGATCGAGGTCTACCACGCTACCGCCGAACACCTCGACCGCGTCCTGGCCGTGTGTGACCTCGAAGAGAAGCAAGACGCCCTGACCCGCCTCATCCACAACGCCGCCCGCCTACCTGACGAGAAGCTGCGCGAGTTTCTGCGCCAGCCGTAGAGTCACGGCGGCATGTCACGCGGGCGAAAATCCAAGTAACGGCTTGTATTTATCAGGAAGGAGCGCCCATTCACCCCAGCTTGGATGTTCGACAGCAAGTCCAATCCCGCTGCGAGTGACTTCTCCATAGACAAGCACAACACGACCAACCGACTTGGCGGTCAGTCCTCGGCGCTGAGCCGTCGAATTCAAAACTTTCAAGGTGAAATCGCGGACGTCCTCGTGGCATTCCAATCTCGTCATACAAACGTTGTTGGGCCCACCTTGACCCGCCACACTCACGGATCTGACTACCCCGAAGTACAAACGAGGCACAGCCTCGGTGTCGTCCACCTGTTTTACATCTCTCAGCAGATCGGCCAACAGCCGGGCATTGTCAGCGCCAGGCAAGTGGTAATACTTCCATAGGTGCGTGTCAAAACGAGAGCAAATCCCCATCACGGACGTCACCACACTGGGAACGGTGAAATTTTCGCCGACATGTCTCCCTATGGGCACGCTGCTTTCTGGCCCCTCTTCATCCTCGACAATCGTTTCTTGATACTCACCCGGAGCAGCGGCTGATAGAGCGGGCTCGCCTTGCATGAAACCATTAATCACTACCAGTTCTTCATTCTCTACGGCGCGGCGCGCTTCTTCCCACGTCTCGTAGTGTTTCCCCTCCGGCCTCTTAGAACGCAGATCACATCGAACATGTCGCCATTTGGGCTGGTGGGAAAAAAATGGCTCTCGCTCATTACTGAAGATCGCTTTGGACTTGGGTACGCGCTTTAGATTCGTTCCGCAAAGCGGGCAGAAGATAGACCCCTCCATTTCAGGCGAGTACTGGTCAATCGTGACTTCATTAGCGATCGCCCGCAGCGTCGCTACTTGAGCCGGGTCGGCCTCCCATCCATCTCTGTGTAAAGCGTACGGTATTCGTCTACGTGGCTCGTTCATCGCTAGTCCCTTTATCGACCTACTCACCAATATCGCATTGCCTAATCCTCGTGCCAAGTTCGGAAATAGTACGCACGCTCATCATTTTTGCCGCTCTTCGGAAGTTAATTCACTTGACGTTTTCCCGGATATGCCAGAGCCAGTGAAGCTCTCAAGGACACCACTATGGACAACAAAGCCAAAATCCTCGCTAAGGTGCGCAAGTGCATGGCCCTTGCAAGCAGCGCCAACGAACACGAAGCCGCAGCCGCGCTCCGTCAGGCACGCAAGATGATGGACAAGTACGGCCTCAGCGAAGAACACGTCGAGCTGTCCGAACTCGGCCTAGAGCAGATCGAATCCGAGCACGTCAATAAGCCGCTATGGGCGCAGGCGCTGCTCACCATCATCGGCCGTGCGTTTCAGTGCACGGTGTTCAGTGGCTACCGCACCACATCGTTCGTGGGGCGCGCCGAGAACGCGCATATCGCAGGCTTCACCGCCTTGGTTCTGATGCGCCAGATTAAACAGGCACGCAAACGCTTCCTCGAAGAGCGTGTATCGAACATGTACACCCCGGCTCAAAAGCGAAAGATATCGCAGGGCTATTGCGAGGGTTGGGTGTCGGCAGTGCAGGCGACCGTACTCGAGTTCGCCGCCCCGCTCCGGGAGGAGGATGACCGGAAGCACACCCGCTTCATGCAGGAGATCCACAACAAGAAGGTCACCGAGGCGCGGCAACCCAAGTCCGCCACCCGAGGCAACAAGCTAGCAGCTATCGCAGCTGCAGCCGGGGCCCGGGATGGGGATGGCGTCCAACTGCACACGCCTGTGAACGGCTCAGCGCCAATCCCCGGCATCAGCTTTCAGAGCCAGCCAGCATGACGCAACGCTACTACCCCAAAGGCGGCCGCTGCCGAGGCTGCGCCAAGCAGCGCGAAGATTGCAGTGCACTGCCCTTCAACATCATGCCCAAACACCGTACAGACGGCGCCGACACGGTTGTCATCTGCACCGAGTTTCGTCAGCTGAACCACGATGATTCGCTACGTCCGCCCCGAGTAACAAGGAAGTGATGTATGAGTGAACCAACCCGCTCCCCTCTCACCTGGCCCCACTGGTTCCCGCGCACTCCAGCGAGAGAACGAAAGGACGGCCGCTTTAAAACCAAGAACTCTTCGGGATACAGCCACAAGTCGCTGACGTTGCAGCAGGCCTGCGGGCGCGTTCTCGCAGAGCTCAGCAAGTTCACCCGTCACGGGCACACCTGGCGCTGCAATCCGGACACAGTAATCATCAGCACCGACCTGCAACTGCGCCGCGATGGCCTTCCTCGTTCAGGTCAGCGAGCGCCAGCCGACCCGGGCGCCGCTGTGTACTTCAACCTCGACGGGCGCGATCGTTGCATCCCATGCGATACCTACAACCGCATCGAGGACAACATCGCAGCGATAGCCGCCACCATCGAAGCGCTGCGCACGATAGAGCGACACGGCAGCCAGATGTTCGAGGCCGCGTTCGTGGGCTTCCAAGGCCTGCCGGCGCCAGATCAGGTAGTGGGTCGCTCGTGGCGGGATGTTCTGAACTACTACGGCGCCGATCTGGCCGAAGCCCGCCAGGCCTACATGCGCGCTCGCAAGGCAGCGCATGAAGACCACGGCGGCAGCTCCGACCAGTTCCACCAGGTGCAAACGGCCTGGGCACAAGCCCAGCAGGAGCTCGGCCCGTGACCCTCCACCCAGACGCCCTACCCGCCGCCGCGCTACTGCTCCTGATCTCAGCGCTGGCGATCGCGTTGCTTTACCGCTTCAAATAACCGCCCCCATGAGGTACTTATGAGCGAGCTCATCAAGATCAGCGTTTACCAGCGCCGGGTCTGGGGTGAAAACGGCACCCCACAGTGCGCCAACGCCATCCGCGAACAGATCAAGCGCGGAGACCTGCCCGGCAAACAGATCGGCAAGTTGTTTTACATCGACTGGACCCGCTATCAACAGCAGACAGGGAATAGCCTGGTCGACCGGGTACTGAACAAACGGAGAGCATGATGGCGCCGCGACCGCGCAATTCGAAGAACAAGGGACTGCCGCCGAACCTCTACGCCGATGCGCGGCGCGGTACGTATCGTTATCGCCGGCCGGATGATGGCAGCTGGCATTCAATGGGCAGCAACAAGGCAGACGCAATCGCAGCAGCGCGCCAGCTGAACAGCCTGCTGATGGCGGGTGTCGACCTGGTGCAGCGGGTCATGGGTAGCGAGAAGGTGCTCGTCCGCGACTTCATCGCGCAGTTCGAGCGAGACGTCCTCCCGCATCGAGAACTGGCCAAGGCCACGCTCGCGCTGTACGCCGTCCGTTTCCGCCAGATCATTGCAGCAATGGGCGCGCAGCCCATCGACGAAGTAACTATCCGCATGATCGCAGCACTGCTCGATCCGCTATCGCCCAGGGCAAGCAACCAATGCCGGGCGCTGCTGATCGATCTGTTCAACCACGCCTGCGCGAAAGGTCTGTGCCCTGACAACCCAGCAGCCAGCACGCTGCCAAGGATCGAGAAGAAAGCGCGAAAGCGTCACACGGTCGAAGGGATCCGTGCCATCCGTGAAGCCGCCCCGCTCTGGCTACAAAACGCGATCGACTTGGCCTTGATCACAGCGCAGCGCCGTTCGGATGTGCTCACGATGAAGTTTGAAGATGTACAGGATGGGTATCTCTACGTGGTCCAGCAGAAAACCGCTAAGGCCTCCGACGCAGCATGGATCCGCTTCCAAGTCACACCGCAACTGCAGACCGTCATCGACCGGTGCCGGGACAACGTACTGTCCCCGTTTCTGGTGCATCGTCAACCGGAGCGCATGAAGCAGAAGCAGCAACAGAACAAGGTGCACTGGACGAAGATCGAAGAGCGCTACCTGACCAGGGCATTCAAAGCCGCGCGGGAAGCAGCCGGTTGCTACAAGGATTGGACCGACGAAGAGCAGCCAGGCTTTCATGAGATCAGAGCGCTGTCACTGCATCTGTACAAGAAGGCGGGCAAGGACGGGCAGAGAATTGCTGGCCACGCCAGCGAGGATATGACGCGCAACTACCAGCGCGACCATTCGGAAATCGTCTGGGCCGATGCTACGCCAGACCTCGACATTGCAGCGATTACCGGGTGA